TTAGCTGTTTTTCAGCTTGTCCAGTTCGGCCCAGTCGGCACTGGACGAGATCCACTTGGCGTAGTGCTTCAGCAGGGTTTCGATGCTGTTTCCAAGCTGCTGCGCGATGAAGGCCGGAGCTATGCCAGCGGACAGGCAAACCGTCGCGTAGGTGTGCCGCGTATCGTACTGCCGACGCGGGCGAATGCCCAGCCGCTTCATCGACTGCTTCAGATGATAGGCCGTGCTGACCACGTTGCTGATGTTGCCTTTCGCGCCGCTGGTGGGCGCAAACACGAACTCATTCCAGTCACGGGTGAGCTCGGCCATCTCTTCCAGTGCCTCGATGGCCTGATCCACCAATAGCACCTTGCGAATGCGCTTGGTCTTCGTGTTGTCCCGCGCCTTGCCTTTCTCGAGCGTCGACCGGATGCGAATCGTCCGAGCGGGAAGGTCCACGTCTGACCAGCGCAACGAAAGCTGCTCACCTGTCCGCAGCCCGGTGTAGAACGCCAGCTTGAAGAAGGATGCGTAACTGCGGCGAATACCTGTCAGGCGCCCGTACAGGTCGGCCAAGATGGCATCACGCTCGGCCGTGGTGAATGGGTCAATGTCGCGCTCGGCCTCCCTGGCCTTCTCGACAGAGCGCATTGGGTTCTCGGCAATCACTCCATCTTTGGTCGCCGCCTCGAAGATTGCCTTTGCTGCCTGTACCGCGGCGTTCCGGTCGGTCGCTGAGCTCCATTCAATCTTGGTCATGAGCACGCGCACGTCCACCGGCAGGATCTCGTCCAGGCGCTTCGTTGCCCAGTGAGGCATCCAGTATTTATTGAGGACTCGCAGGTAGTTGCGGCGGGTGTTGAACACGATCTGCCGGCTGTCAAGCCATAGCTGTGCGAAGTGGCCGAAGGTCGGTGTGATGCGTGCCAGGGTGTAACGGGATGAGGGGAAGAGCTCGGCATACTTGTCGTCCGTGAGCATACCGAGCTTGATCAGCTGCGTTACCTGAGCTCGTAAACCTGCTGCTGCTGCAAATCCCTTGGGCGTTTGAGGATAGGGGAGCGTTTCGCAACGTCGCTCTTTCTTCCATGTGAAACGGATGCGGACGGAGCTCCCGGCGATCTCGACGCCTTGGGGGAGCCCCACTGACTTTCTGCCCATTCGTTGTACCTCTCCAGGCTGTACATGATACAGCCGTCGATCTTCTCCCATACGCCAGGCGGCAACACTCCGCGCTGACGCTTCCGCTCCAAGGCCTTCGGCGTCGTGCCGATCAGTTCGGCCAACTTCCTCTCGTACACCTTATCGACCTGCTGGCCTTCGATCGGCTGCGGTTTCTCTCGTGCGCCCATCCCTCACCCCCTCACCGTTACGCCGGCTGCTTCGAGTCGGTCAACTGCCTCATCCCGCATGTCGTTCCAGCCACCCTCGTAGCAAGCGTATGGCGGGCAGTCGGCATAGGCGTCCGGAAGTTCAATCGCCAGCGTTGCGCGTGCCGCTTGCCAGACTTGCCATGCAGCATGCAGTCGCTCTGCCTTCAATAGCGCCCATCCGTCTTGCAGACGGCGCGCCTTCAAGAACCCAGGCTCGACGCTTGGTATATGCGTTTTCTCAAACCACGCCTCGAACTCTGCTATAGCCTTGTCTGTGTGCTGCATGTCTATCTCCTGCTGCGTGTGGGGTTAGGCGGCTGGGAACCACTCGGTTTCGTACTCAAGCTGGGTAACGCGCTCGGGTGTAATGCTGGGGATCTCGCGCGAGAATTGCAGCGTGCCATATGGTTCAGCTATGAAGTCTTGCGCCTCCTTGATGAACTTCTCCTTAAAGATCCGGAGCAGGTGATCTGCGGCCTTCTCGAAGTCTTCTTCTCGGTAGTTGCCTTCGACCCAGCCGCCAACGCATACGCGCCACACGGTGCGCTTTGGCTTCTCCTCGGCTTTTTTGATTTTCTCGGCCATCTGGTTGCGCGCATAGCGCATCTGGTCAAGGGTAAGTTGGCCGATCCATTCGTCTGTGCCGATGCGCATGGTGTGGCCGTGCTCGCATTTAATCTCAGGCATGTCTCTACCTCCCCGCCGACTCTCGTCGGCAGGATGTGTGTTTGGGTAGGGTTAGGGGGTTAGGCGCGACGGATCAAGTTGCCTTGGCTTCGCGCTCAAGATAAACCGCCAGCCACTTGAGCTTGCACGGACGACACACAATGCCGCTTGTGCAGCCGTATGGCTGATCGAACACCAAGACGCCACGGATATGCGCTGGCCCAACGTCTCGGTCGCCACTGTTTACCTGTACCCGGACCTCGCCGTCTTCCGGCACGCACTCCGATCCGCAAACATCACAGCAGCAGACGGTTATGGTTTTCGTTGTGATGCCCATTCACGCCTCCTTCGCAGCCATGGCGGCGCCATCCGCAAGCGCATGCAGATCCCAGTGGCGCGGGTTGTCACTAGAGAAAAACCCGGCAAACTCCCTGGCGACAGGCCGCAACCGCTCGACCTCAGCGCGGAGCTGGTTGGCCTTCTCCATTTCAGCGATGCACACGCGCTGCTGGCTGTCTCGATCCTCCCGCAACCTATCCCGCTCGGCGGTCACGGCTGACAGGGCGGCGATCAGCCTGTTGCAGTCGGCGTGGTACTCGCCAGTCAGTTCGACCCCTTCCGCCTCTGCGGGCTGGCTAGCATTGTCCACTGTAGAACTCCCCGTGCAGCTGCTGACGAAGTTGGTTTGCATAGTGCGCGGCCTCATCTAGTGTCTTGAGTGTTTTCTGATGGGTTTTGCCATTGGCCTTTATCGAAACGATGAAGCTGCCGTTCGGCTTTTGGTGAACGCACCTGACGCCTAGCTTGTTGTTCCGCTGGACGCCGCAGTTCATCTTGTTTTGCCCGTTGTCACACAGCCTGAGATTTTCCCAGCGGTTATCTGTCTTTATGCGGTTCCGGTGATCGATCATGTCTTCAGGCCACTCGCCGGTCATGTACAGCCAGGCCAGCCGGTGGGCTAAATAGCGTCTTCCATCAATCTTGATTGATAGATGTCCGTAGCTGTCGAGCGATCCAGCAACGGAGCCAAGCGGACGCCTGTTTTTTGCTTCGATCTTGATCCAGGTGAACACGCCAGTATCGGGGTCGTAGTTGAGGCATTCGCGCACCCGATCCAGCAGCTCCCGATCAACCGATACCTTGTTCATGCTTCACCTCGTTTGGTGGGGCTGGGTGTGGATAGGGCGTCGCGGGCCATCCGCAGTCGGAAGTCTCCAGGCTCTCGGCAATAGAGCGCGTTCGACTCGGTATCGCGATAGACGATCACCTCATTTGCAAAACGGCCTGTCACCTTGAGTACACCAGCCGTAGTCGCCCGCCCGATCAGTTCATACGCACCACCCTTGCCGATGCAGGTGTACAGCCCACTCTGCTCCGGCTGCGGGGCGGTCTGCGCGGGGCGTGTTGGCAGCAGATGACGGCAGTCGTTGCACGCATGGATATGTGGGCTGTCCTCGCCGTTGAACATCCCGCTGCCGTGCCATGGATGATGGTCTGGAATCACTCCGCAGTAGTCGCATGGCGGGTATTGATCATCCTGCGCCGCTGCTGGCTCTACTGCCGCCTGCCCATCCCTGAACCCCTGCGCTGCGGCTGTGGCCATTTCGACGGCGGTGTAGGTGTCGGTGGGCTCAGGCTGCTGGGATAGTGCGGCGTCGATGCTGTGCAGGAACGCCGCGGTGCCGCTGATCCTGTATGAGCTGTTCGCCAGCAGCGCGCGCAATTGGCGCAGCAGCCCGCGCAGCCTATCGTTCTCCGCCTTCGCAGCCCCCAGCTCAGCGCCGATTCGCCCGGCCACCTTCAGTGTGTCGTTCATACCTTGCTCCATATGGCAGCGTTATTCAGTTCCGCCTCGGTGGCGTAGCGCGGGTTACGGCTCAGCGCCTGCATCAGGAACGCGGCACCGTTCGATCCGGCGATGTAGTGGCGGGTGTTGGTCGGCTTGTGCAGCCAGATTTGGGTTTTCTCTCGCATGGGGCCTCCGGTGGGCGGCTAGCGCACGATCACTTCGGCGTAAACGGAATCGAGCAGCGCAACCATCAACATCCAGTCGACGCCGCGGCCTTTCTCAACTCGCATGACGGTGTGCGCAGAGACTCCGGCCTTCTTCGCCAGCTGCTCCTGCGTCCAGCCAAGGCCGAGGCGTTTTTCGTGGATCAGCGCGCCTGGCCGTAACTTGTGCTCGGGCATGGGGACCTCCTAGGCGACGTGCCGCCAGCTGCGGTAGTCGCGCACTTTGTCGATGGTTCGTTGGTGGACGCCGAGCTTTTCAGCCCACTGGCGCGCAGTGAGGCCGCGGCGGTTGGTCCGTATCTCTCGGACGACTTCTGCGTTCAGCCTGGCGTGCGGTAGCTGCTCACCACGCGGCGCAAACTCATAAGCGCGGCTTAGGTATTCGGATCGGGTCATGCGGCCACCGAGCGCGCCTTTCTGGTCGCCACGACCTTTGCTCGCGCCGCCTGCTTCTTCTCCGGGCAGGTGATTCGGTAGGGGATGAGTTTTTCCTCTACGCGGATCGGCTGGGTTTCCACTGGTCCCTTGGCAGCTTCAAACGCTGCCGTCTTCCTTGCGATTTCCAGGCGCGCAGCCTCGTGCGCGGCCGGCGTGTGCACGCGGTCGTACTTGAACTCTTGCATTGGTATGTACCGGGGAGGAGGGCGCGCTGGGCGCCCTGGGTGGATCATATCAGCAGCGAGCGGGCGCCGCGGTAGGGGTCGGCAAACGGAATGTCGTCGTCGAAGCTGTCGTGGTCCGGCGCCGGTTGCTGCTGGCTCTGCTGGCGTGGCTGGCCTTGACGCTGTTGCTGCGGCTGCCCTTGCTGCTGATCGTCGCGCGGCTCGAACAGGGCCAGCCAGATCGAGCCGTCCTCGTCGACCTTGCAGCCGGCCGGGTTGAAGAAGGCGTCCATCTTCATGCGGAAGCCCTTGTCGGTCTGGATGACCGCGCCGACTTTCCGGCTGATGTACTTGGTCTCGCCGTTCTTCTCGTACTTTCCGACTGTGGCTACCACGTCGTATTTGTGCTTGGCCATTCTGGCTCCTTACTTGATGCGGATGGATGATTGGCCGCGCTCAAGGCGCGCACCGGGCACTTCCTCGCCGGACTTTAGCTTGGCGGCGATGGCAGTCTTGTCTGGCGCGATCTCGGTCTTCACGCGCATCAGGTCGTCCGGGATGCTGTTCTCGTCATCCACGACGACCGACTCGCGGCCTTTGGCCAGGGTGATGGTGAATAGCGGGCAGCTGATCTTCGTCATGCCGCACGCTTCCATGTTCTCGCGCAGGTACTCCTTGATCTCGCGCTGGCGATTGGTGACCAGCCGCTTGCGCTCCTGCAGGCGTTCGATCTCCTTGTCGAGCGCAGCAACGTCGGCGTCGAAGTTCAGGATGACGCGCGACACGGCCAGCGCCTTGTCGTTGAACTCGGCTTCGATGCTGGCCATCGTGTCGCGGATGGCGACGGCCAGATCCTCGTCGGCCGTCTCCTGCAGCGTGGCCAGCTCCTTGAACTGCTCGGTGATCTCGTAAAGGGCGCTCATGCCTGCTCTCCTTTCCAGCTGACCTCAAGCCACATATCGACGAACTGCCCTTCATAGCAGCGAATCCGGCACTGGTAGCCGAGAGCAGTTAGCTCCTTGATGATCGCCTTGCCGAACTCAGGCCACTTGTCCTCCGTTGAGTAGTAGCTGCCATCGCCAAATCCGAACGCGCGAGACGTGACCTCATACTTTCCGTCATTAGCGGCCTCGGCTATGGCGGCTAAAAGCGTTTCCACCGCTGCGGATGGGTCTTTTGCTCGGGCTCTGTCGCGTGCTTGTTCTGCTGTGATCCTGGTCATGCGGCATCCTTCTGTTCAAGCTGGGCTTTGCGATCTTCGAATGCGCGTGCCAAGCGGGTGACGAATGCCTCTTCACGTCGGCGCGTTGCGCTGCGCACGTAGCTGGCGTGCAGCGACTTCAGCTCGTGCAGCGTGGCGGCGGTGGCCATGGTGTCGAGTGCTGACTTGAGCCAGTCCAGGCGCTCTTGCTTCTGGCGTGCGGCCTCGGCTTCCTTGTTCTCTGCCTGCTCGAGCGCGGCTTCCTCTTCGCGCTCGGCCACGTAGTCGCGGTCGTCGTAGAGTCCGAGGAAGATGTCAGCGCTGAAACCCAGCATCGCCAGCGCCTTCTTCACTGCGTCGGTGAGCGACTTCTTAGGCGCCTCTGTGTCCGTAGTGACGCCCCACTTGCTCTTATAGGTGAATGGCGTGCAGCCGTACTGCTCGACCTCGCCGCGCTTGTCGCCCTGCATGAACCAGAGCTTGACGCGGATGGTGTGGCCGACCTCGTGGCCGATCAGCTCGCCCTTGTCGTTGCGGATCTCGCCGCCCTGGTCGAAGCGCTCCTCGGCTACCGTCCAGCCCCAGCCGATACCGACCGGGCCGAATACTTCAGTGGCGCGCTTGATCATGTGCTGGCCGCTGATGCTCGTGATCTGCTGGCCGTTGACCTTCGCGGACTTGGTGGCTTCCGGGGCGGTCTTCTCAACCTGGCTCCAGATGCTCATGTTCTGGTTGTTCATGCTCAACCTCCGAAGAAGTAAAAGATCGCCGCCTCACCAATGAGGCCGAAAGCGAGCGTTGCGGAAAGGACGCCGAACCCGGTAAGGGTCCACCACGCCGCTGCGAATGAGTGGCCTGTGGGGGTGTCGTCGTAGTGGATGGTTTCGGTTCTCATAACGGCGCCCCGTTGGTGATTCGATCTGCAAGGCCGTGAGCGAGAGCCCAGCCGGTGAGTAGTGCAAGGGTCACTGCGAAGCCCCGCCACCATGCGTAGCGGAGTGAGCGTTGGCGTTGGCTAGCCATGGGCGCCTCCGAGCAGAAACAGAAGAATCGACATCAGCCCGACCACGAACGGGATCGTGAGCATCGCGGCGACGATCCAGGTGACGAGCTCGATCTTGGTCTCGTTCCTCATCACACACCCCCTATCAGCGCCACGTAGGCGAGAGTTCCGATAAGCGATCCGGCTAAGGTGATGCCTAGGGCGCCGGCCAGCTCCTTGAGTACGTAGGCGTTCATGGCTGCTCTCCTTGCAGGGCGGCGCGGGCAAAGTCAGAAACATCCACCCACGACTGAGGTATTTCGATATGGGTGTCTGCGTAGCGCTGGGTTACGCCGTGAATTTCAAGCATTGCTGCCAGCGCCTCCTTCAGCCGATCCCGCTCGGCGAGAAGGGCGTCGCGCTCGGCCTGAAGCTCGGTGTAAGAGACTGGCGTCTGCTTGCGGCCGTGGTTGTCATGGAACTGATGCTTTATCTCCGCTGACTTCCTCGCGCATACGGCTTCGAAAAAGTCATCATGCATGCCAAGCCGCATCCTCTTGCTGCCAGCAGAAATCACCGCTTCCCACTTGCAGTGCGTTTCACGCCAGCAAACGCCATACACGCCAGACTTATTTCGAGCGTCCAGAGCATGATTTCGGCTGTTCTGTGTACGTGTCACTTCACGCAAGTTGATCCAGCGATTGTCTGCTCGGTCGCCGTTGATATGATCAACTTCGTTTTCTGGGAAGCTTCCGTTGATCATCAGAAACGCAACCCGATGCGCTAGGTATTTACGGCCATCAGCAGGAATCTGAATGTACCCAGTGGCCTTATGAACCGTTCCGGCCGGAGCGCCAGGCATCGCGTTCGAAACCCTTATGAGCCGCTTGAACATCCCGCTTTCTGTGTCGTACTCGAAGAGCTCAAGCGCTCTCGCCTGGGTAAGCATCTTCATGCTGCCACTCCTCGAATTTCCTGCCAGCGCTGATCGGCCAGCTCATGAATCTGTGCGCTGAATGCGCGGTACTGGTCATCAGCGATCAGATCGCAGGCGTAAGCAATTTCGATCATGCCGGTGGCGTAGCTCTCGTCTGGCCTGGGGAAGTGCGAGTTGGGCATTCGCTTAATCTCGCGCTCGATCAGTTCCAAGGCCTTAGCGTGTGCGTGGCTCATGCTGCCTCCCGCTTCTTTTCGATGAGCGTCCATAGCCGATCTTCGATATCCTCGGCGTACTGCTCGGCTACGCCGGCGCAGCCATTGCGCCCCAACTCCGTCTCGTTGCCGTCTTCGTCAAAGACGGACCCGCTGGTGATGGTGAACTCCAGCTCGCTATAGCCGTAGTAGTCATCTGCGCTGTCCCGGCATCGATAGTCCGGCTCAACAACTTCGCAGTGGGTTACCTCAACAGAGATGAGGTATTCATCTAGGTCGATTTCGAATTTCATCGTTGAATCCTCGCGGAAACGCTGCCATCCGGGCACGGCTGTTCGCGGCGCCCTGTGGGTCCGTAGTGCTTCATGGTGGATACCTCGGTTGCCCGGATGGGCGGATGGTTAGGCGGCTTTGCGGTAGCGGGCGCCGCGATACTCTGGCTTTGGCTCATGCTTGGGAGGCCGAACAACGCCATCTAGCAGGCATCTCCAAGTGGCGGCATTGTTCGGCAGGCAGATACCAAACTCCTTGGTGTCGTACTCGACATGCTGGGCCAGTCTCTCTGCCAGCTCTACCGGCACCGCAATGTCTGCGCAGCCGCTGTTGTAGTAGCCAAGGTGCTCAAGAATTCGCGCCTCGTCGTAGCGTCCTGCGCTTTCCAGTTTCCAGCAGTAGCCCCTGTCATCCGGGCGCCACAGCGTTATCGCCTTGTGTCGCCGCTGCGTGTGCTTAAGGCTGATCACGATGAAATCGGGCATAGCCGTCTCCATGCCGCGTCCTGCGCAGCGTTTCGATTTGGATTGAATGGCACCCACTGCAAAGCCCCCGTCCTGTATCGCAGGACCAGTGAGGTACAAGGGGAGGCTTTGCGGTAGGTGCTGGGGTAGGAGGGCCGCTATCGGCGGCAAGTCGGCCGTCTCAACGGGGTGTAGTGGAGTCCCGCCAACGGCTGCCGGTGTTTTTCAGCAATCGAGGCACTGGCCGGCTGATCCTCGTCGCAGGTATCCCGAAGGGCCGCTGCGCTCGGCGGTTTGTTCATGGCGCTACCAGCACCGGGCGCCCTAGGTTATTACAGGCCCGTTAGGGTCTGGTCTGGCTGGCTCAGGCGTGGGTTATTTGGTGCGGGCTGCAAGCATTGCGTCGGCGAATGCGTATGCTTCTTCGGCTAGCTCGGTCTTCGTGCATCGACCCCAGCCTTCGCGCCAGTTGCTGTCTTTGTGCAGCAGAGCTTGCAGTGCGTTGGTGGCGAAGTAATCGCGCATCGTCAGCCCTGGACAATCGGATCGCGTGTCGCCTTGGTACAAGGCCGGAAACGCCGGCCCGCCTGTTTTAATGGTCATCTCAATCTCCTTTCCAATTCCTTCTCCACCACTCCCACCCCCACAGCGCAGCTAGTACGCAGATGAGGAGGATGGTTTTGGGTAGGGTTAGCATGGAGTGCTCGATTCAGCATCAAGCTCGTCTTGGTGCTGGCTGAGGGCCTTGAACAGGTATTCAGGGCACTGCACCCAGTTGTGCCCGTCCCAATTCTCAATCGACCAGTAGAAGCAGCCGCTTTCTTCCTTGATGGCAAGGCAGCCGTAGTAGTTACCGACCTCGCCAATGTCTCGGATGCGTGTGTTGCTCATCTCATCCTCCTACTGGCCTTTGGCTTTGGCGATGGCTGCGCGGCGAAGCCGTACAACAAACTCGGTCGCGGGCAGCTCTAGCCGATCAGCGTGCGACCAGCCGTAGCGCTCAAGGATCTCAATAGCTTGGTTGTGCGGCATATCAAGCGCTTCTTCGCACTCTGCCACTGCTAGCAGGTCAGGCGCGGCGCATATCAGGTCCGCATCCGCCTCGGTGTAGACGTAGTCCACAACCTGCTCGCCGTCGTCGTTGAAGTAGATCGGGAAGCCGTGGGTGTCGCCGCCGTAGCTGACCCGCTCGCCCTTGCGCCAAGTTCCTTTGGTATGTCCGCTCATCTCATCCTCCTATGTGCTGATTGGTGACAGTGGGGTTAGCGTCCAGAGTTGAACAGGGCGCAGGCGTAGACGACGTATGCCGAGTAGGCGATGGACGCTACGAGGATCACAACGTCGACCCAGTGCTCGAACCGCTCGCCCCATATTAGGCGCTCGACGGTCACGCTGACCATCTGAATGCCGAGGACAAACAGGATCACGACAAACGTCGCCGTCACCGGGTTGCCGCCAGCTGACCGCGCTATCGTCATGGCTGACTCATGGATGATGTTCAATTTCCGTATCTCCGTTCGGTTGTCTTCCCGCTGGCCACTCTTGCGAATGGCCAGAAGTGAATGTTCCGTTCTCCGTTGCGCGCTATGCGGCCAGCTGCGCCTCTTCAATCCTCTGCACTCGGGTCAGCGTTTGCTGCCGAGGAGCTTCCGGCCGGCGGATAGGGCGAACCTGCGGGTTGTGCTCGGCGCCTACCAATAACGCCAGCACCAGGGGAGCGATGATTCCCCGGCGCATGGCTTCAAGGCAGAGGCCGCGGGTTGTGCGCTGGTTGCCCAGCTTGAAACGCGCGTCGTCGAGCTGCTGCTTGACGGTGTAGTGGCTGCAGTCCATCAGCCGGGCGATTTCCTTTGCCGTCTTGTCTGTTGCTGCCCAGAGAACGGCCAGCAACTGGCGCGGTGCCAGGCCTTCGCCGAGGCGTCCTTGCCAACCATCAATTTGGATTGTGTCCATCGTGGTTCTCCTTGCTTTGGGTCTTGCTGCTTTCCAATGCACCCTGTCGCCAAGGTGCATCAGGAAACTCTTTCGCTCGTCTCGTGCGCTTCGTGCCCGCTGCTGATTGCAGGCCGCAAGGCTTCGGTTGGTTGGCGGTGGGCTTCCCTGTTCACGCGCCTCGATCAGCATTGGCGCGTGGTCGCTGGGTATATACAACCTGCTGCGTACAGCCCTGATGCCGGTTGAGTGAGGCACACAGCAGGAGGTCAGGCGCTCCTCATAGCCGAGGCTCGGAGCGCTAATTCAATTCTGTTCCAACTCGCTGCGCCGTCCGGGTCATCCTCTCGGTTCGGTAATCACCTCGCGCACCGTCTGCCCCTCTACGGCTTTCGGTGCGCGCCGGTCGCCTTCTGGGCGCAGCGTCTTGTTGATCCTGACTTTCTGTCGCCCCACAGGATCTGGCCGGGGCTGCCTCGCCGGTTGCCCGGCTAGCTGTTCATGGCGCTGGTTTTTAAAGAACTTCCGGTTGCCCGAGGCCTCTCGGCCTGTCGTCGCTGTGTTTCGCTTCGATGGGTGAATAATCACGCATTGTGTTTATGCTGTCAACACGTGATGTGATTATTTTAATCACGGGCAAAGAAAAGCCCGCGCAAGGGCGGGCTAGGGTGTCAGTGTTCTGATCCGGTCCAGATGACGTGCACGCTTCCATCTGGCCTTCGGCGCATGGTCACGTTGTCTGCCTGTTCGATCTCTTCGAGAAGGCGCTCCCAGTCTTCAGGTCGATCATTCGGACCCGGCCGGAGATTGGCCTGGCGCTCGCGCTGCGCGGTAGGCGCCGTGATGGTGAGGTTTACGCGCCGCACTAGGCGGCTGTAGCTGGAGAGCTGGCGTTGATTGGTGACGACTGCTGGTCCTGGCATGTGAATCCTCCTTACTGCTGGATATCCACACAGTAATTGTGAGGGTTTCACCGGGCAAGAGGAAACATGGTGGCCGGTTGCCACATGTAAAGAAGTGGCTCAGACCTAAGTAGGAGAGGGGGTGCAGATACAAAAAGCCCCGCGGGGTGCGGGGCTTGGGTTGTTTGTCGGCAGAGCTTGTCAGGTCGCTGACTTGTCCATGCCTCGTATCAACAGGCGGGTCTCTCTCGCCTCTTCGTCCATCTTCTGCAGGAGCGTATCGAAACGAGCATCTACCCTGTCAAACTTTGCGTCGACCTTATCGAACCTTGCACCAGACTCACGCGCTGCTTCTTGAAGGTCTGCCTTGACCTCCAGGCGCAAGCTATCAATCTTCCCGTCCAGCTTTGCATACATGCCCGCACCGGCCAAGAGCACAACTATGGTGGCGGTCACGACGTAGAACTGTGGCGAGCCGAAGAAGGACCAGCCGCCAACTCCGCTTTTTGCTGACTCACTCATTCGCGAGGACTCTTTTGGTTCGCTAGCTATCGGCTGATTATGCAGCAGATCCTGGCTTTTCGCACGCCTCGTCAGATTATCTACATCGATAACTAGGGGCCATATCTCGCGGAACGCATCGTCCGACAGGATGGCATCCTTGATCTCTGGGTCGCATTTGGCCTGAGCAATTATGATCGAAAAATTACTGAGCGACTCGGCTTGATAGTGGCTTGATCTCATCAGTGATGACGTCCGACTACTCGTTCCCTGAGAGATCAAGAATTGCCTTTGCCATTTTTACGGCCTCATCCATGTCGATCGTGATGTTTGCGAACGTATGCTGGATCGTGCTTACGATGTTTTTCCCTTTGGTTGAGCCATCAGATAGCTCGACGGCATCACGCCCAAACTGCAGCACTAGGCGAGTGCCGTCGGGCCTTCCCATCGCCATAACGAAGACGGAGCTGCAATGCTCGTTGATATGGTTGGGGGTGCGTCGAATGACTGGAGCCTGAGGGGCAATTTCTTCTCTAATGTTATCGCTCATAAATTCTCCTTGGCTTGCAAGCCTCTCCTAAAGCCTAGCCCTGCTCGGTGGCACGATGGCGCCGACCGAATGAATATGCTCGATCTGCTCCGTGGGGATGTTGCGGATAGTGTGGCCGTTCACTGAAAGCAGGCTGACTTCCGCCTGGTTGGAGTACAGCAGGCGCTTTAACATGCTCTCGCCTTCCGTGGTGCGAACCATGACGTACTCGCCTGGGAAGTAGTCCCGATCCGGCTCGATGACTGCGACCCAGCCGCTATGAATCGCGGGCTCCATCGAGTCACCCTTGAGGCGTAGCGCATAGGCGCTAGCGTCGCGGGAGTAGGCATCCACGGTGCCGTCAGCTTCTTCCAGGGCATACCAATAGCCCTCGGCACCCATCTGTGCAGTGCCGACGATAGGGATAGCGCGGTACGGGCTGACGATTGGCGGGCCTTGCTCGACGTTGCTGGCGTCGTCCTCATCGAACTGGCCGCCGCCCCCGCCAAGCAGCAGCCACTCCTTGGGGATGCGAAGCACATCCGCCATCAGAGCAATGTCGTCCAAGGACGGCTCACGCGTGTCCCTTTCGTAGTTTCCAACGCGGGACTGGGAAGCCCATTTGCACGCCTTAGCCAGGCCTGCCTGGGACATGCCTGCAAGGTTTCTGTAGTGAGCGATACGAGCGCCGAGTGTCTTCATGTCGCTGATTTTAATCACGCTATGAAATATGTTGCGCTCACTCTTTGTGTTTGCTAATAACACGATATGTGTTTATCCTATGCGCATTGATCACAGGAGTACGGCAATGAACCGAATCGCCGAGCTACGAGAGGCGGCCGGGATCACCCAGGCGGCCCTGCACAGGAAGCTCAATTGGAAGCAATCCCGTCTGGCCAATTACGAGTCGGGGGCTCGCCCCCTGAAGCTGGAAGACGCGCGCCTCATCGTTAAGGCACTGAATCAGCTTGGCGTGCGCTGCACCTTGGACAAGGTGTTTCCACCTTCATCTGTGCGTTCGAGCGAAGCGGCATAAGAGACATCCCTGTCAGTGGTTTCCATGGTTCCCATCTTAGGGCCAGCGGATCGGACAGGTAAGCGAAGCGGGGAGGGTGTTGGTTTATCCAGTACCTGATTCTGCAGGCGAAAAAAAGCCCGGAGGCAACCGGGCTCTTCAACAGCAACAACAGCACGAGAGAGATTCTAGATGAACGTTATTCAGATTGGCAACACCCAACGGGGGTTCACCCGGATGGACAACAGCATCATGGATGCCTTGATGGCGATCGATCTGCCAGCGCGTGAGCTGAAGGTCGCTCTGTTCGTCGCCAAGACAACCATCAACTTCCAGGCCGGCCCGGTACGCATCACAGCAGCCGCTGTGTCGAAGGCAACCCATATCCACCCGGACGTTGCTTCCAAGGCAATCAGCCGCCTCCTGAAGCGTCGTGTGATCTTTCGCGAAGGTGGAGCGCGTGGTGATATCGGTCTTTGTGACCCTAAAGAATGGGTGTTCGTAGAAGGTCCGAATCAGACCAACAGAGCCGACTCGGATCAAAATGACAAGGTAGTCTCGATTGCGAGTCAGACCAAAACCGACGACTCCCTTCTTTATTCTAAGAAAGAACCCCTAGTAACTGTTCCTTCGGAACAGATTACTGCCCCCCAAGGGGGCGACATCACCCCGATTGAAAAAACCTCTGGGGTTTCGTTCAACGGCGAAGACTTCGAAGTCAGCTCTGACCTGATCACCAAGTGGGCTGACGCCTACGCACCGATTGACGTCGAGGCAGAGATCAAGCGCGCCGCAGCCTGGGCCAGCGGCAGCAAGCCGAAGAAGGACTGGCGCCGCTTCCTGGTCAACTGGCTTGGCCGTGAGTTCAAGCGCAACCCCAACGGCATCTCCGAGGTTGGTGTTCCGGTAGACCAGATTATCGACCTGTACCACCGCGTTTGCCCGAACCTGCCGGCCGTCACAGTGAAGACCGACAAGGCTCTGCGGAACATGATCGCTGAGCGCTGGAACGAGGCCGAAGCTCACCGCGACGGCAAGGGCTTCTGGCTCCCGTTCTTCGAGAAGGCCAACAACCGCAGCCAAGTTTTCTACCGTGGGCAGAACGTCGTTCCTCGCCTGGAGGCTCTGGTAAGCCGCGCCGTCTTCCGTGAAATCTCGGAGGCGCAGCAATGATCGAACTTCACAGCCTCGAAGCCGAGCACGGCGTGATCGGTGCAATGCTCAAGCAGCCGCACCTGATCGACGTCCTGAGTGAGGACCTGTCGCCCGAAGCTTTCGCCTACGCCGACAACGCCGACCTGTATCGCCTGATCATGGAGCTGCACAACGACGGCCAGCCGGTGGACGCGATCACTCTTGGCGATCGCATGGCTGAGCTGCCAAGCGGCACTCGGACCACGGCCTATGCCGGCGAAATTCAGTTCAACACCCCGTCCGCTGCCAACGCGAAGACCTACGCGAAGATCATCCGCGACCGCGCCGTGGCTCGCCAGATCGTCGCCGCAGCCGAGCGCATCCACGAGATCGCCCATGACCAGGCGACCGTCGAGGACAAGATTGCGCAGGTGCAGTCGACCATTCTGGCTCTCGGCACCGATGGCGGCGACGCCGAATGCCAGAGCATGGCCGACATGTGGGCAGAGCACATCGAAGTGCTGCAGGTCCGTCTGGATCGTTTCGCCAAGGGCGAAGCAATGGACGGGCTTGGGACTGGTATCCCTGACCTCGACAAGTACACCCAAGGCATGAAGCCGGGCCAGATGATCGTCGTTGCTGGCCGTCCTGCCATGGGCAAGGCTCAACCATTGAGCGCCAAGGTTCTTCGCGCGGACGGCACCTTCACGACTATGGGTGAAATCCGCGTCGGAGAGCAATTGGCCTCCGTTGATGGTGCGCATTCGGAAGTGGTTGGCGTGTACCCCCAGGGCGTCCGACCGATTTACCGCGTGACCCTGACCGATGGCCGCATCGTTGAGGCGGACGCCGAGCACCTTTGGACAATCAGCAGCAGCAAGTTCAATAGCGAGCGGACTGTGACCACGCTGGAGCTGCAGCGCCTGTTGACCCGCGATCGCTACCGCGGGCGAATCACGCTGGCCGCGCACGATGGGCGATTCGGTGTCGCATCTAACCTTGGGGTTGACCCGTGGCTGCTGGGTTTTCTGATTGGCGATGGCAGTCTTACCGCCAGCACCGTCCGATTCTCCACGCCGGAAACTTACATTCTCGAGCGGGCCGAGGCGGCCTTTGGTTGTTCGCCAAAGCATGTATCGGCCTATGACTACACGCTGTCCACGGCGCGCGGACAGGAAAACCCGCTGCTGATCGCTCTGCGCGAGCTTGGCGTGATGGGCAAGGCTTCGCACGAGAAGGCAGTACCCGCCCGAGTGTTCACTTCTGATCGTGATACTCGCCGCGCCGTGCTGGCTGGCCTGCTCGAAAGTGATGGCTGGGTAGAGAAGACAGGGAGCGTGGTGTTTGCCAGCTCCAGCCGGCAATTGCGTGACGACGTTGTGGCCTTGGTAGAGTCGCTTGGCGGCAGCTGTTGTGTGAGCCTGAAGACGGGCTGCGGCTACAGGCGCGACGACAGGCATGTGCCGTGCCGCGACAGCCACATCGCCTACGTCAAGCTGGCTGATCTGAGCGAGTTCATACGCTCGCCCCGGCTGCGCAAGAACATGCGCCCGCGCTACTACACGGCCCAGCCCTACGTCGCTGCGGTCGAGTATGTGCGTGACGACGAGGCTGTGTGCATCAAGGTCAGCCACCCGTCCGAGTTGTATCTGTCGGATCGCTGGGTTGTAACGCACAACACTACCCTGGCCATGAACATCGCGGCCGACGTCGGTATCAACCAGCGCAAGCCGGTTGCCGTCATCAGCCTGGAGATGAGCAAGACCCAGCTGATGGATCGCCTGCTCGCGGCAGTCGGCGGCATCCCGCTGCCATCCCTGAAGACTGGCGAGTGCAGCAACGACTACAGCACCGAGCTGGCGGCTGCTGGCCTGAAGCTGAGCCGTTCGCCAATCGTCGTTTCGGACGTTCCGGTCATGACCATGGCGCGCATCCGCTCCATCGTCCGCCGCCAAAAACACCGCATGGGCGGAATGGGTCTCGTGGTCATCGATTACCTCGGCCTGGTTGAAGGCGAGGGCGCAGGCAGGACTGAAGACGTCACCGTCATGTCCCGCCAGATCAAGCTGCTCGCCCGCGAAATTGGCTGCCCCGTGATCATCCTGTCCCAGCTCAATCGTGGCTGCGAATCACGCCCCGACAAGCGCCCGGTGCTCTCCGATCTGCGCGAATCAGGCGCCATCGAGCAGGACGCCGACATCGTGATGTTCGTCTACCGGGACGAGGTCTATCACCCGAACACCCAGGACAAGGGAATCGGCGAAATCCTGATCCGCAAGAACCGTGACGGCGAAATCGGAACTGTCCCGACCGCCTTTCAGGGCGACAAGTCACGCTTTGTCCCGCTCGCCGCGCACACCCGCAGCAGCAACGTCGTCGAGGTGAACTTCTGATGAAAAGCCGTCGGACTGTCTTCGAGCACAAGGGCTACAAGCTGCGCTCCTACACCGAACTGATGTGGGCGCGCCTGATGGATGCCATCGACGTGTTCTACCTCTACGAGCCTGACCTGATCCAGGTTGAGGGCTGCAAATACCTGCCGGACTTCTATCTGCCGGCCGCTGATATCTATCTGGAAGTTAAGGGCGCATACCCAACGCCTGAAGAGTCGGCAAAGGCAGAGCAGGCACACAAGGCAACAGGCCGGCCGGTCGTGTTTCTGGTTTCTCGGCCGGAAAGTGATGGTTACGGGTTCATGAACTGCTGCATCCGAGCGCCAGGCCGTAACGGCTGGATTGACGTATCTCTGCACGACCTCGACCAGATGTACCTGAAGGTCGCGGGCGACATGGCCTGGCACAAGGCGCTGCTTTCCGTGCGCGAGGACGACTTGGATTGGGTTCGCCCCGTCGGCGAAATCATGGAAGAGGTCATGCACGAGATGTTCGGTCGCAGCTCCATGGAGAGCCATCTGCGCATGGTCCACAAGCGCGTGAACGAGGAGCGCTCATCGGCAGAGCGTAGCGCGTCCTTGGCTGAGCAGGGCTTGACCTGGTGGCGCAACCGCTACTTCCAAAAACCGACACCACCAAACGCAATGGACGGCGCGGTGAAGCGCGCTTTGGGGGCTAAGCGATGAGCGAAGTACGACTAATGCTCGGCGACTGCCTGGAGCGGATGAAGGAAATCGAGGCCGGTACCGTGGATTTGATCCTGGCCGATCTGCCATACGGCACAACCCAATGCGCATGGGACGAAGTGATCCCGATGGCTGCGCTGTGGGAGCAGTACCTGCGGGTCGCAAAGCAGGAAGCCGCCATCGTCCTGACCGCCGCTCAGCCGTTCACGTCCATGCTGGTGATGAGCCGCCCGGACCTGTTCCGCTATGAATGGATCTGGGAGAAGGGCAACGCCACCGGCTTCCTGAACGCCAAGAAGCAGCCAATGCGGGCGCACGAGTCTGCTCTGGTCTTCTATCGCAAGCAGCCCATCTACAACCCGCAAATGACTGCAGGGCACGAGCGCAAGACCTCAAGCCGAAAGACGGTCAACTCCGAGTGCTACGGCAAGGCATTGAATCTTGTCCAGTACGACTCGACCGAGCGGTACCCGCGCAGCGTCCAATTCTTCTCGAGCGACAAGCAGTCCGGCAACTACCACCCAACGCAAAAGCCCGTCGCGCTCATGGAATACCTGATCCGCACCTACACGGTACCGGGCATGACCGTTCTCGATAACACCATGGGCAGCGGTACCACCGGAATTGCTTCGCTGCGCTGTGGCTGCGACTTCATCGGCATCGAGCTTGACCCGTCCCATTTTGAAACCGCAAGCGCGCGCATCGACGAAGAGGCCATTCGCCTGGCTACTCCGGTACCGCAATTTGACCTGTTCGCAGAGGTGGCAAATGTCTGATCTACACGAAATTGCCGAAGCCTTCCAGCAGGCCCGCACAGCCCCCGATGTAACAGATCGCGCTACTGGCCTAGAGGAGGCAGATCGTATAGGTGGCGTGGCTCTGGTACAGGCCAGGCTGCAGGGGCAGGGCGCTGAGGAATGCGAGGAGTGCGGCATTGAGATTCCCGAGGCGCGCCGTCGTGCTGCTCCTTGGGCGGTGTGCTGCGTGGATTGTCAGGGGCTGCGCGAGGGTCGCCGCCATGGCTGACCGCATCGCAGTAAACAGCGCCACTCGCCTCTCCGAAGCCATCCATAAGCTGACTGCCATGTACCGCGAGAAGAAGTATGTCGTGGTCAGCTTCCGCGAAGGAAAGGACCGGACCCTTGACCAGAACGCCCTCTGGTTCGCTCTGTACGAGCGCATCGCACAGATGACCAACATCGGCGACGTAGAGGATGCCCGCAGCTACTGCAAGCTCCACGTCGGCGTTCGCATCCTGCTGCGTGACTGCGCTGACTACCGGGAAACCTGGGATCGCCTTTTTCTGCACTGGAGCTACGAAGACAAGCTGGCCCTGATGGGCGCGCATCCCGTAGCCGGGCCGGAAGGGCTGGCAGTAACTCGCCTGTTCAACCGAAAGCAGGGCATCGAGTACACCGACCGCATCGTGTCCGAGTTCACCGGGCGCGGCGTGTTCTTCGGTGATCTGCTCGGGGAGGCTGCAGCATGACCAAGCAAACCAAGCTCACCAAGGCCGCCCGCGGTCGCGATTGCCAGGTTCGCTTGCCCGGCTGCCCGAACAACACCGAAACGACCGTTCTCGCGCATTACCGCCTGGCCGGTACCTGCGGCATGGGTATCAAACCGAACGATCTGCAGGGAGCGCACGCCGATGATTATTGCCACTCAATCTGCGACGGCCGCACCAAGGCACCGGAAGGCATGACCCGCGAAGACATCCGTCTCGCTCACGCAGAGGGCGTGCTGCGGACTATCGACATCCTGGTTCGTGATGGAGTGGTCGCCGCATGAAAGTCCCATGCCCCACCAACGCCACCCACAAGACCACTGCATTCAGCAGCCGCCAGATCGTCTACTGCCACGACTGCCGCAAGGAACACCCATGGCCGCTAAAGCCCGGCCAGATACCACTGATCGCAAACAACAGAGCCACAAGGAAGCCGCAATGACTGACGAAATCAACAGCCCGAGCCACTACATGCTGTTTCCTGACATGGAGGCGATCGACGTCATCATCGCGGCTCTGACCCCGGAGGAGTTCGCCGGCTACTGCAAGGGCAATGCGCTCAAGTACCGCCTGCGCGCTGGCGAGAAAGGTCCGGTTGAGAAGTGCATCGCCAAGGCCTGCTGGTATCAGAACAAGCTGCGCGAGGTGACCCGCGCCGACTTCGGCCAGCAGAACACCATCGACTGCCGCTCGGATGAGCAGAAGGCGGAGCAGGCATGAAGATCAGCCGAATCGATGTGATTGGACAGAACGGAGTGCTAGATCATGGGCTTTAAGGCAGGCAAGGAACACCACAACTACAAGCACGGACAAGGCGCTAAGTCGCGGCAGTCCGGGGCGTACAAGTCGTGGAAATCGATGCTGGATCGCTGCAACCCGAGCAACGCTAATGAACGCCCCGTGTATGCCGGCGCCGGCGTGACCGTTTGCCAGCGCTGGGCAGAATCATTTGAAGCGTTTTACGCAGATATGGGCGATCGACCGGACGGCCATTCCATCGATCGAATTGATCCGCTTGGCAACTACGAGCCCGGAAATTGCCGATGGGCCAGCACGAAAGAGCAAGCGCTGAATCGCCGAAACACAACCATGACAGAGGTTCGTGGCGAGTCGCTGTGTCTCCATGACGTATCGATCAAGTACGGCGTACCAAACACAACGGTAGTGCGCCGCTACGAGCAAGGCTTGCGCGGCGAGGAGCTGATAAGCCGCAAGAACCGTAACGCTTTGCGCAAGGGTTCGGCACAGGCTAGCGCAAAGCTGAACGAGGCTCTGGTCGCCGAAATGAAGGCTGGCATTGCCAGGGGTGAGCGGAACGTCGACCTGGCGCGCAAGTATGGCGTCTCAGGATCGGTTGTCAGCGAGATACGCCACGGCAAGTTGTGGGCGCATGTGGCGGCCACTCCGAATGCTGGCCCTCTCATCAAATGCCCTTCGTGCAATCCGGAGTCTTGCCCATGTGTAGCAGCGTAAATGACAACTATGACGGGTTCGGTGCGGAATGGCTCGCTAAATCTGGCCTGCTTGACGATGACGGAGCGGCAGCTGATCGACGCGGACAAAACGGCCTGCCTGATCAGGTGGAAGGTGCGCGACCTCAAGGGGCCGGAGAAGCAGAGGCAGGGCAGCGTCCTGCTGGCAGCTGTTCCGGAGAGTGCGCGGCCTGCCGTTGTGCAAGCGCTGAAGGCGAGGGGGCGTGATGCTTGAGCTTCCCTGGCCACCGAAAGAGCTTTCGCCCAACTCAAGGATCCACTGGGCCAAGCGCAGCAAGATCGCCAAGAACTACCGAACAGCCTGCCATGTGCTGTGCAAGCAGGCCGGTATCGTCGCGCCTGAGGGGAAAATGCTGTTGATCCTGGAGTTCGTGCCGCCAGATCGCAGGCGTAGGGACGATGACAATCTTCTCAGCAGCATGAAGGCGGGCAGGGATGGCCTTGCCGACGCGCTGGGCATCGATGACAACCGATTCGTTACACAGATCAGCATCAGCGACGAAACAACCAAGGGCGGCGCCGTACGCGTCCAGATCAGAGGGGTAGCAGCATGATTTCAGAAGGCGACTTCTTCTATGCCGATTTCCTGCTCACCGAGTGGGCGCGGTGGGTCAAGAGTGAATTTGTCGGGACCAGTCTCGAAAAGCCGACGGCATCGCTCGGCGCTTGCCTTGACGATGAGACGGGACTGGCCGTCGATATGGCCATAGCTCGTTGCGAGGATAGCGTTCGGAAGACCATCAAGCGCGTCTACCTATGGAGAGACATGTCCATCGACAAAGCGATCCTGCGCAAATATCTCTCTGATTTCATGAGGACCTATCACCGTGAAGCTGCCTGATCTCTACTTGGGTGAAATTGCCTTGGAGCAGAACAATTGGTCGGACCCGCTTATTCCACTGCCTCCTTACCAGCCGCTTACCGGATATCGGGAGGAAATGATCACTGACCTTGAAGATCTCATGCGCTTCGAAGAGCAGTTGAATCAAGGTATCCGCCAGGACCTGTCGCAATACGACAAGATGCGGCTAGTAAGGGCTGCGAAGTCGATGACCAACGTGTACTTCGTGCTAGCTACCGAATCGCTGTTAATTAAGATTGGTAGAGCCAAAAACGTCAGAAAGCGATTGATGGCGCTCCAAACTCAATCCCCGTGCGAGTTGAAACTGCTGACCTCCATGCGGGCCCATCAGGCCATCGAGCCTTACCTGCATAAGCAGCTAGCAGATAGCCGAGCCCACGGAGAGTGGTTTAGGGCTGATGATCGGGTGCTGTCCGTGGTGGATGGGGCGATAGATGGGGGGATACGTGGCGCATTGGCTGCACTAAAAAGTTGACGCCATCCCATAAAACGGGTATTAATTACTTGTAGTCTGCCTAAATTGCGCAGGCAGCAAAATTATTGCGGTTTTACCGCTTCACAAGAGCCCGGCCACTGAGTCGGGCTTTTTTGTGCCTCAGTTTCGGGCGCTAAAGGCCGTTTGAATGGCTCGCCACCATGCGCCCAACCCTATTCCGGCCCCATGCCTGCCTCCTTGCTCATAGGCGGATGGCACGCGCATGTGAGGCCGGACCAATTCGATACACCCAGGACATTCCCTATGGCTGAACCGACTTCTACCGGTATCGCAGTTGCCGGCGCGTTCGGGGCAGGCATTGCCGGCGTACTCGCTGGAGTGGATAGCGCTGCTGCTGTCGGCTCGCTGTGTGGCTCGGTGATCTACTTCATCAGCTCCAAAGAACTGCAGATGCCAGAGCGCCTTGCCTACTTCCTGATCTCGTTCGTGATGGGCTACCTACTGGCTCCCGCGATCACTGGTATCGAAGCCTGGGGCATCAAGCCATTCACAATGCCAGCGCCTGCAGCATTCGGCGCATCGCTGATGGTGGTAACGATTTCCCTAGCAGCCCTAAAGCGCAAAGGGCGCTCGCCCATCGATGGTGGCTTAGATGGCTAACTCTCTGACCTACGCAACCCTGATCCTCTGCCTGGTGATGTTCGTTCGCCTGTTCACCTACCAGAGAGGCGATGCCCGGTTCCGTCGTGACGTATCAATCATGGCCGCCATGATCATGGCGTGCTGCGGTGCGACTGCGATCTACATCGTGGCTGGTGACCTGCGCATTCCCTATCAGGCATGGCCGTTGGTGCTGCTGCTGGCCGTCCTCGCTGCCTCGCTAATGCGCTGCGGCGGGAACATGAGCAAGGTGCTACGTCACCCCATCGAATGGGATGGCACAGAGCGTCGGAATAGACCATGAAGCAGCAGCCCTCATGGATTCATCATCCGGATGATGGCCGCGGCGTCCGCAAAGTCTTCCTTGATGGGGAAGAGATCAAGATGGCTGTTTTCGCCGACCAGCAGCGCGGCATTGTGGATCGCTATCGCCAGCCGCTCACTATCGACAAGCGCAGCCAGTCGTTTATCACTGAGCGCCTGCATGGTCGCGTGGAGGTTGTATGGCCAGAGTGCAGCTAGTTGCGGTCATTCGTTTTCGCTGGTGGCTTCGCCTGTATCTCGCCGGAGTGGTTATTACCTCTCGCATCACAGGGCTTGACCCGGATTGTCAGAAGGTCAGCCAGTGGATTCGGCGCGGCACAGTGATCCGCGTCAAGGCGGCACAGTGAAACGCCTCCACGCAACCCTCCTACTCCTCCGCATCGCTCTATGCGTATGCATGATGGTGGGGATGGAGGCGTGGAAGGCAGTAAACCGAGAGCGCTCCCATGCAAAACGTCGTAGAGCTAACCGACAGGCAGCCGCACGTATCTGTCATCGCCTCTGATGGCGTTCACGTCATCCCCGCCTGCCTCCTACGCGACGTAATAGCCGGAAGGCAGCCATCCAGCATCCTGACCGAGCCCGTGTTGCAGCGGATCGTGGAGGAGTGGATGGAAATGGTGGGGAAATAGATTAAGCGAAGCGCTATAATGACGAAGCCCGGAGTGCGCTAACACTTCCGGGCTTCTAATCACCATGATCGGGTAGGATCAAGATGACCGACGCAAGTCTATCACCTAGGATAGAGATATCCACGCGAAAACAAGCAATACAGGCCGGCAAGAACACCTACTTCACCGGCAAACCATGCAGGAATGGCCACCTCGCGCTAAGGGCTGTTGCTGGCGGATGCCAGGAATGCGCCAAGGTCAGGGCCAGAAAGCACTACCACTCGAACGCAGACGCCATCAATTCGCGGAGGAGGGCCGATTACAAGGCGAGCCCCGAAGCAAAGAAGGAGGCGGCGACAAGGTGGAGGCTGGAAAATCCCGAGGCCTATCGGGCGCGGATGAGTAGCTACTACATCGAAAATGCCGAGACAATGAAGGCTAAGGCTCGAGCTTGGTCAGCCTCGAACAGAAAGGCCAAGAACGCCTACAACCTGCAGTGGAACAAGGAAAACAAGGATCGCGCTCTCGCTCATCAGCGAGCATATGAGCGAAAGCGGCTAAAGAGCGATCCTGTGTATGCCATGAAATGCCGGATGCAGTGCGCTATCAGGAACAGCCTTATCAAGGGCGGTTACACGAAGAAGAGTCGAACGCATGAGTATCTCGGGTGCTCGTATGAGCAGTTCAAGGCCCACATAGAGCGCCAATTCCTTAAGGGCATGACTTGGGAGAATAGGGGGCTTTGGCATATTGACCACATCGTCCCTACAGCCTCGGCGACTACTGAAGCTGAGATTGTAGAACTCCACAGGTTCACGAACCTCCGCCCGCTATGGGCGAAAGACAATTTGGAAAAGTCAGATCACCTCACTCATTTGATCTAGCAGGCTGAACATAAAAGCCCCGCGCAATAGGCGGGGTTTTTTGTGCCTGCTCAAATAGGTTACGGCATGTCATATGGGAAGACCTACGCGATACAAGGCGGAGTACGCCGAGCAGGCGGCCAAGCTTTGCAAGCTAGGGCTGACCGACAAGGAGATGGCAAAATTCTTTGAGGTGTCCGAGTCGACCCTGAACAACTGGAAGCAATCTCACCCGGCGTTTCTGGAGTCCCTAAAGGGCGGCAAGGAAATGGCGGACGCTGAAGTAGCTGCAAAGCTCTTTCATCGAGCGACAGGGTATGAGCACCCGGAAGACGATATTCGGGCCATCAATGGCGAGATTGTCATCACTCCAACCATCAAGCATTACCCGCCAGACACTACGGCCGCGATCTTTTGGCTGAAGAACAGGCAGCCGGCCAAGTGGCGCGACAGGCCTGAGGCTGAGCAGTCTGGCGATGGGATGCACAAGATTCTGTCTGACCTGATAGCGAAACTGCCCGGATGAACACAGGAAACCTTCTGCTCGACCGCCAATTAGCGCGCTGGTATGAGCTGAAGGATCACCCGGTACAGCTTGAGCTGATTAATGCTGTGCCGAACGGCATTCGGTTTCCTCTTGTGCCGGCAGGCCGACGCAGCGGCAAGACGGAGAGATTCAAGCGGTTCCTAGTAAAGCAGGCGAATGCCTATGCGGGCATCTACTTCGCCGCAGCGCCGACGCATGATCAGGCCAAGAAGATCTTCTGGGATGACCTTAAGGCGTTCACTCTCTCGTGTATGCATTCGCGCAGGCCGTCCGAGTCAGACAGGATTATCTACCTGCCAAACGGCAGCGAAATACATGTCATCGGCCTGGACAAGCCGCAGCGTATTGAGGGTATCCCGTGGACTGGCGGGGGAATCGACGAATTTGCCGATATCAAGCCCGACGCATGGGAGGCAAACATTCTCCCAGCGCTGAACACCGTCAACCCGACAAGGCCGGACTACCGAGCGTGGTGCTGGCTGCTGGGTGTTCCTGATGGCTTGAACCACTACTACGACCTGTGCATGCAGGCGGAGAGCGGTCAGGACCCGAACTTCAAGGTGTACCACTGGAAGTCGGCCGAGATCCTGCCTCCCGATGTGATGGCCGCCATGAAGAGGGCTATGTCGGCAAGGCAGTTCAAGCAGGAATTCGAGGCGTCCTTCGAGACGGCATCCGGCCGGATATACGAGGACTACAGCAAGGAAAACCACACGGATGCTCGCATTGAGCCTCACGAGCAGCTGATGTGGATGCACGACCAGAACTTCACGCCCCTCTCGTCTGCAGTTGGCGTGCGGCGTGGCGATGACCTGTACCTGCTCGATGAAATCGTACTGACGAGCGCGGTATCCAAGCAGTCGGCTATGGAGTTCGTCGACAAGTTCAAAGATCACCAGAATAAGCACGTTCTGATCTATGGCGACCCAGCGGGGCAGGCCGGAGAGAAGCACGGCCATGCATCAGACTACACCGATATCGAGAGCGTGCTGCGCGCCAGTGGCTGGACCTACACACGTAAGGTGAAGCCAGCGCATCCGGCCATCAAGGATCGCCAGAACGCTGTCCGGGCGAAGATCTGTACGGCAAACGGCCATCGCAGCTTGTTTGTGAATCCGGTAACCGCGCCCTGGTGTGACAAGGGCCTGGCCACCGTCCAGTTGCAGGAAGGGTCGACATTCCAAGAAGACCAGAAGAACAAGTATCAGCACATCACGACCGCCATTGGTTACTGCGTGGATCGTGAGTGGCCGATCAGAAACCAGATAGCCGGCACCCGCCGCATCCGAGGACTTACATAATGCCCGTATCAAGCCGTCATCCAGACTACACGGCACACCTGGCCGACTGGCTGATGATGGCCGAAGCGGTAGAAGGCGAGTCTGCCGTAAAGGCGAATCCGGCGAATCTGCCGAAGCCGGCCGGCATGGTCGAAGCTGAGAAGGACGACCCGACCAACTCATACCTGTACGAAGCCTACACGCTCCGTGCCCAATACCCGCATTGGGTCAAGGACGCGCTGCGTAGCATGATCGGCATGGTGTCCCGCCTGCAGCCTGAGATCACGCTGCCGGCTGGTATCGCTCGGATGGAAGATGACGCGACCGCTGATGGTTTCGGCCTGCGTCAGCTCTTCATGCGCGCATGTCGCGATGTGATTCTGTTTGGACGGGCTGGCCTGCTCGTGGATGTTGACGCAGATGGCGCCCCGTACATCACGCTCTATCCTGCGCTCAGCCTCATTAATTGGGGGCTCAGCGACCAGCGCGGGCGGCAAGACCTTGCGCTGGCTGTACTGCAAGAGGATCGACGGAAGGGCGAAGACCGGTTTGCGCATGAGACCGATACCGTATACCGCGTGCTGAGCCTGGAAGATGGAGCGTTTGTCTCTCAGCTGTTCGACGACAAGGGCGTTGCCATTGAGGAGCCGCAGGCCGCTCGTGGCGTAGCCGGCGCTATCCGCTACATCCCCATGGTTATTGCTGGCTCTACCGACAACGCCGCGGACGTTGACGAGATCCCGCTGCTTACGATGGCCAAGGCCGCGCTCAAGAGCTACCAGCTCAGCGCCGACCTGTTCAGCAATGCGCACGCTACCTGTCATGCGCAGCCTGTTGTGGTGGGGTTGGATGACAATCAAGACCTGCGCGTCACCGGCCCGTCCGCTGCGTGGTGCCTGCCAACTGGCGGCAATGCGTTCTATCTGGAGCCAAGCGGGGCCGGCAGCGAGATCAATGAGCGCCTGATGGAGCAGCAGCGAAATGCCGCGCTTGAGGCTGGAGCCCGTGTTGTTGACGTTGGTAGCCAGGAGTCCGGCGAGGCCCGCAAGGCCCGGCAGAACGACCAGCACAGCACCCTCTATACCATCGTCATCACCGTCGCAGAGGCTATCGAGCAGTGCCTGCGCTATGCGGCTGAGATTGTTGCTACCAGCGGTGACCTGCGATTTGCCGTCAAGCCTGACTTTTCCGCCGCTGGCGTTGATCCTCAGATTGCGGCGCAGCTGCTGACCGCTGCACAGGCCGGCATCGTGAGTCACGACTCGTTCTGGCGCTACATCTCGACCGGAAAGCTGCCAGAGCGCGATTGGCTGGCTGAGCTTGAGCTGATTCAGGAGCAGGGGCCAGGCCTCGGAGGTATGTGATGCCTACCGCCAACGAGAAATTGGCTGACCTGGCCATCTCTCATCAGATTTACCTACAGCGCTATGGAGGCGGCGTCGTTCGGCGGTTCATGCAGCTGCTGAACCGGGTGGATGATGATCTGTTTGCTCGGCTGACCGAAGCGCTTGAGCGTCTGCCGCCAGAGTCCTTCACGGTTCAGCGTCTCGATCAGATGCTAGTGCAGGTACAGCGTCTGAATGCAGAGGCGTACCGCGCTGCTGGTGAGGAGTTGGATGGGGCGCTGTTGGAGCTGGCCGGGTATGAGGCGAGCTATCAGCACCGCACAATCCAGGCCGTTCTACCTGCGGCGGTCGCTGAGCAACTGACTGTGAGCGCGGTATCTGCATCTCAGGTGCATGCCGCAGCCATGGCTAAGCCTTTCCAGGGAAAGCTGCTGAAAGAGGCGCTGAAGGATATCGAGGTCGCCAAGGCGATACGCATCCGCGATGCAGTCCGTATGGGTTTTGTCGAGGGTGAGACGATCAGCCAGATGGTTCGGCGTCTGCGCGGCACTAGGGCGCTGAAGTATGCCGATGGCTTGCTGGCAATCGACCGGCGCGGTGCTGAGGCATTGGTGCGCACTGCAGTAAATCATACAGCCAACTACGCCCGACAGGCTGTATACGAGGCGAATGCCGACCTGATACAGCAATGGCAGTTTCTGGCCACGCTCGATGGACGCACCACGCTCACATGCGCATCGCTCTCAGGAAAGAAATTCAAAGTCGGCATCGGTCCACAGCCACCCAGGCATTGGGGCTGCCGGAGCACCTCAACCCCGGTCCTTTCCTCTGCATGGGAAGCGCTCGGCCTTAGTAAGTCCGAGATCGACCCAGGCACGCAGGCGAGTATGGACGGCCAGGTTGCTGGCGATATCGCCTATGGTCAGTGGCTTAAGAGCAAGCCAGCAGCGTTTCAAGACGAAGTGCTTGGCGCAGAGCGTGGCAAGTTGTTCCGAAACGGCGGGATCACGGTGGATCGCTTCACCGACTCACGCGGCAAGGTCTACACGCTCGACGAGTTGCGCAAGAGAGACGCTGACGCCTTCGAAAAAGCCGGGCTATGATAGCGATATGACTATCAAGCACCCATTCCATGTGATCGAAGGCTCGCCAGAGCCGACGGCTACTGCCAAGCTCAAACAGGCTCGCAAGGCCAATCCTGCGGCCGCGCACCCTTTCCGCTGCCACCGATGTGGAGGCGGGGAGATAATCGAGACGAGGATCGGAATGCTGTTCAAGAACGGCAGGCCGCAGGGCGGCACGAAGCAGTACCTGTGCGGGCATTGCTTTATGAAAGGCGAGAGGGTTGTGCTAGCGTAGCGCAATTGATTTGTCTGGAGCTGCGCATGTCATTTGATGTTCAGGGCGAGGCCGCAGACCTTGCGGAGAGAGTGCTGGTTGCCTGGGGCGATTCGGGTCGCGCTGATACGCTAGTCGACATGGGCGAAAACAAGGAGCACAGCGCATCCCTGGCTCCAATCGTAGAGCGTCTCCTTGCAGACGCCAGTCCGGGTTCCGTTGTCACTGTGCGGGTAGACGGCTTCAGGAGGCTGGCTATCAACAAAAGCCCGGCTTAACCATATTCATTTGACACCAGACCCGGCCCCGCGCCGGGTTTTCCATTTCTAGAGCCTCGCCATCGTGCGGGGCTTTTTCGTTTGCGGCCGCGCCGCATCAATCCCCTGCGGGGTAGGAGACACGCATGACCTTGGAAGAACTGTTGGCCCAATCGGTGACCGATGAAGCCCAGCGCAGCCAGCTGCTCAACGCGATCAAGCAAGACCGTGCCGGCCTTGAAACCAACAAGCAGCAGATCCTCGACGAACTGAAGGAAGAGCGCAAAGCTCGCCAGCAGCAGGCCGACAAGCTCAAAGAGTTCGACGGCATCGACCCTGCTCAAGTTCGCGCCATCATGGGCCGCTTCGAAAATGACGAGGAGGCGAAGCTGATCGCTGAGGGTAAAACCCAAGAGGTCATCGAGCGCAAGATCGAGAAGGTGAACGCGCAGCACAAGGCCGCATTGGAAAGTAATGCAAAGCGCGTCGCTGAGCTGGAAGCCGATCTGGCGGAGCGTGACGCCAAGCTGTCCGAGATCATGATCGATAACGCCGCCATCCAGGCCGCTAGCGAGTTCGGCATTGAGGGCGAAGGCAAGCTCAAGATCATCACGATGCTGGCCCGCCAGGCGTTCAAGGTCGAGGACGGCCAGCCAATCATGCGCGACGCAGACGGCCAGATCATTACCGGCGAGAAGGGCCCGATCACCCAGAAGGAGTGGATCGACCGCATCATTCGCCAGGAACACGGCTATCTCCTGCCCACAGCTAAAGGTGTTGGCTCGCAGGGCGGGAAGCAAGGCGCCCAAATCGCCAGCAACCCATTCAAGAAAGACTCGCTGAATCTGACCGAACAGGCCCGCATTCAGCGTGAGAACCCGCAACTGGCCGCGCGCCTCAAGTCCGAGGCAGCGGCCTAGTAAATCCCCGGTGCTGGCGGCTGCGCTGCCGACCGCAACCCTATCGGCTGCGCCGACCCTGAAACCAAACAAACCCCGCCAATACTGGAGAATTTCCCATGGCTGACACCAAAATCTCGGACGTAATCGTTCCCGAGGTATTCAACCCCTATGTCTGGAACCTGACCCGAGAACTGACCCTGCTCCGCATGGGCGGCATCGTGTCCAACGATGCGGAGCTTGACCGCCTGGCATCGACTGGCGGCAACACCCTCAACATGCCGTTCTGGAACGACCTGACCGGCGCTGATGAGGTGCTGGACGATTCCGCGCCGCTTACCCCTGAGGCTATCACTGCCGGCCAGGACGTTGCTGTCCTGCATCTGCGCGGTAAGGCATGGGCCGTCAACGACCTCGCCGCTGCGCTGGCTGGTGATGATCCGATGCGCGGCGTAGCCGATCTGGTCGCCGGCTACTGGGCTCGCCAGCAGCAGAAGACCCTGATCTCCTCGCTGCGTGGCGTGTTCGCTGACAACGTGGCCAACGATGCAAGCGACATGGTGCACGACGTGTCTGCAGTCGTCGGCGACGGCGCCAAGTTCAGCGCAGAGGCTTATCTGGATGCCGAGGCGACCTTTGGCGATGCCATCGGCCGGGTTGCAGGTGTTGCTGTGCATAGCGTCATCTACAACGCCATGCGTAAGCAGAACCTGATCGACTTCCTGCCGGACTCCGAAGGCAAGCCGACCATTGCCGTCTACATGGGCAAGCGCGTGCTGGTCGATGACGGTATGCCGGTAAGCGGCTCCGGCGCTGATCGCGTGTTCACCAGCTACCTGTTCGGTGATGGCGCCATCGGTTACGGCGAGGGCGCTCCAAAGGTCCCCACCGAAACCGACCGCGACTCGCTGGCTGGTATCGAGTACCTGATCACTCGCCGCCACTTCCTCATGCACCCGCGCGGCATCCGCTGGCTGGGCGCTTCGGTTGCAGGCGCTGCGCCGTCCAACACCGAGTTGGCTGCCGCTGCGAACTGGAACCGCGTCTACGACCGCAAGCAGATCCGTATCGCCAGCCTGGTTTCCAAGGCCTAACCGGACGGGGCGGCCTTCGGGTCGCCCCATTAGGAGGATGTGATGGGACTTGCAGCACACAACGCGCGGCGCCGGAAAGACGCTAAAGCCGCAAAAGCCGAGCAGGCAAAGCCCGAGCAGGCCGAGCAGAAGAAGCCGGCTCCAAAGCCGAAAGCCGCAAAAGCCGAGGACTGATTCATGACCGACTTCATCACCGTTGCCGACGTGGATGCCCTGCTTGGTCCTGACTGGGCCGGTACTGGTGATGCGGTCCTTGCCGTAACCATGGCCAACGCCTGGTTGACGGCCAAGATAACGCGACCTGTGCCTGACCCGGTTCCCAGTGAGATCAAGCTGGCGGGGGCGCAGGTAGCAAAAGAGGCGGCGGCCGGAGGGCTGTTTGTTGCGGAGGACCGCGAGGTTGTCAGCACGAGCGTTACCGCTGGGCCGGTCACCAGCTCGAAGACCTATGCAAAGGGCGCAAGGGCGGTAAGCGCGGCCGAGTCGTTTGCCCTGGCGCTACTGGTGCCATGGACACGGCGGTCGGCCACTACGCTCCTGAAGAGGGTCTGATATGTCACTGCGCGACGAGATTCTAGAGGGCGCCGCCGAGGCGCTGGCTGTAGTCGAGGAGATCGGCGAAACGATCACGCTGACGCTCGAGCAGGCTGGTGGCTACGACCCTGTGACTGGTTCCGTCACGCCGGGGCAGACGCTAACCCAGACCGCGAAAGCAATCCTCGACAACTACACCCTGCAGTCATCCGGCACACAGTACGCGGATGGCTCGATGATCCTTCGCGACGACAAGAAGATCTTCTTTGGCGCCGCCGGCCTTGAATGGCCACCAACGCTTGAGACGACAATCACCGCGGCCGGCCAGGTGTGGAAGGTGGTTGCCGTCTCCACCCTAAATCCGACCGGTGAAGTGCTGGCCTATGAGGTCCAGGGGAGGCGCTGATGAGCTTTTCAGGAGATATCCGCAGCTTCACCACGAAGACGGTCGAGGCGCACGGCAAGATCACTAGGGTGGCCACGCTGGAGTTGTTCAGCGGGGTTATCAAGGCCACGCCTGTGAAGACAGGCCGTGCGCGGGGCAACTGGCAGACTAGCGTCGGCGCTCCCGTTAATGGCGAGATTGCCAGAGAGGGTGACGCTCCCGCTCTGGCAGAGGTTGAGGCTAAAACCCCGCAGGGCGCGGGACAGGTCACTTACCTGTCGAACAACCTCCCTTATATCGATGAGCTTGAAAACGGCAGCTCCACGCAAGCGCCCGAAGGGATGGTCCGCAAGAACATGGACCGCGTGCAGCGCATGGTCGAAACCGCTATCCGCAAGAACAAGGTGTGACCTTCCGCAAATTAAAGAACCCCGCCATCGAGCGGGGTTTTTCGTTTCTGGCCGCAGCTAGGAGGCATCCGAAAGCGCTTTCCCTGGAGCGTTGCTGCGGCCGATCTATTCCGGGGCTATTGCAGGGGATACCCATGAACAACGTCATTCCGTTCCACTATCAGGGCCAGCCGGTGCGCTTCAATAGCGATGGCTGGATCAATGCAACCGAGATCGCCGCGCGAGAAGGCCGCAGGCTTGATAAATGGCTCGGCACTCAAGAGACGCAGGAATACATCGCGGCATTGGCGCGGCATCTAAATACCCCCGAAAAGGGGGATTTGATTCGCGGTCAGAGAGGGCGAGGCGGCGGCACCTGGCTGCACCCGAAACTGGCCGTGGCGTTCGCTCGCTGGATATCTCCTGACTTTGCCGTATGGGCTGACCTTCACATAGACGCGCTGCTACGTGGCGAGCTGACTGAAAAGCAGCAGTTCGACCGGGCCTGTAAGGCGCTTGATGATCAAAACGAGCGCGGGAGCATGGCAGGCCGTGAGCTGGCGAAGCACCGGTGGGTCAGGCCGGGAATGATCGCTCAGGTAGAGCACTGGCGCGAGCAGCTGCAACTGACCTTAGGGCTGGAGGCGGCATGAGCGAAACAAAGATCAATGGCGCGCTCGTCTCTGCCTACCTAGCTTCCGGCGTCATGCCTCAGGCGCGCACGGCGTTTGAGGGCGTCAAGTTCGAGCCTGTCAACGGGCAGAGCTGGGCGCGGCTCACCGACCTGCCGAGCGGAAGAGAGCCGGCTGCGTTCGGTGGGGTAAATCCGGTAGAGCGAACCGGCATCCTGCAGATAGACCTGTTCCACCCCCTGAACAGCGGTACCGGGCCCGTGCTGGCAGACGCCGACGAGGCGCTGAGCTTCTACACCCCCGGCAAGCGGCTCGACTACCAGGGCCAGAAGGTGCTGATTCGCAAAGCCGAACGCTCACAGCTTCGCACTGAGCAGCTCTGGCAGTCGGTAGCCATCTCCATCTACTACACGGCCTGGATATTCCCGGCCTGACACACAGAAAACACCCACCAACACCCCGCCATGTGCGGGGTTTTTCGTTAGAGGACCCCGCACATGGGTATCAACGCCAACGGCTCACACGTACAGCTGTACTACATCGAGGAAGTCGACGGGGCAATCCCGGCCGTCGCGCCTGAGTTCAAGCCGATCCGCTACGTGTCTCAGGGGCTGACCCCGAACATTCAGCAGATCGACACCAACGAGATGAACCAGAACCGCCAGAAAGCCACGAGCCGGGGCGGCACCTACAGCGTTGCCGGCGAGATCGCGGCCGAGATGTCGTTCGGCTCGTTCGATGACCTGATCCAGGCGGCCATGCAAGGCACTTGGACCGCTGACGTGCTCACCATCGGCAAGGTTGAGCGCTCATTCGCCATCGTTGAGCGACACACGGACATTGACGTGGATTACGTCTACCGCGGCTGCCGAATAAGCACGATGGGCATCAGTGTCCCGCTGAACGCGCCGGTCGGGCTGACTTTCGGCGTGATGGGCACCGAGGCCGAAGCCTTCACCATGCCGGCTGACGCGACGTTCGCGGCCGCGACCACAACCGAGATCATGGTCACGACCAATATCGCCCTGACTGAAGCAGGTGCTGAACTGGCCTACGCCACCGAGTGGAGCGCCACGCTCGACAACGGCATGGAGCCGATCTTCGCGCTGGGCAGCCGCTCGGCTTACAACATCGCAAACGGCATCGCGACTGTAACCGGCAGTATGAGCGCCTATCTGATCGATGGCGTGCTGTGGGGCAAGGTGCTCAACGAAGAGCTGACCACGCACAAGATTGAGCTGGTCGAGGGCGTTCAAAAGTACACCATTGAATTGCCGCGTGTGCGTTACACACAGGGCCAGAAACAAGTCTCCGGCCCAGGCGCGATCATCCCGAGCTACACGCTCAGCGCGGGCTATGACGGCGCAGCCGGCACCACGATGAAGATCACCCGAACCGCAGCCTAACCATTCAGCCCCGCCAAGTGCGGGGCTTTGCTTTTCTGGAGTCAACGCATGTCCACCAAGACCAAAACCCAGCCGTTCAACCTGGCCGACTTCTTCACCGTTCCCCAGGCGTCCGAAGGCAAGCCGCTGCCCCTGAAAAAGCCAGACGGCACCGAGACCGAGTACCACCTGACCGTGATTGGCGCCGACGCCCCGGCTGCCAAGCAGGCGTTGCTCGCGGCTACGCGCATCATTCGTGACGAGCGCAACGACAAGATGAGCGACGAAGAAAAGATGGCCGTGAGCGAGCGCGCTAGCCTGCAGTTCCGAGTTGCGCTGGTGACCGGCTGGAACCTGCCTGTTGAGTTCAACAAGGAAGCCGTAACCGAGTTGCTGACCAACAATCCCGGCCTGGCTCAAGAAGTTGAGCAGTTCAGCGGAGACCGCAGCCGTTTTTTCGCGAGCGTGCTGGTGGCCTGATCGAGCACTTCGAGGCTGACGTGAAACTGCGTGTCGTTGCGCCAGGCTCCCAGGCTTCCGTCAAGGAGCACCTGACCAAGGTATGGCAGCAGACCGGGCACAAGCCAAAGGAGCTGGACATTGCGCCGGCTCCGGAGGGCATGGGTTATCTGATAGGTCTGTTCTGGGACTGTAAGCGGACAGCGGAGCCGCTGACCTATTGCGAGGTCGAGGCCTGGTCACGGCTCACCGGGCAGGCGCTCAGCCCTGATGAAGTGTGGTGCCTGATGCGGCTGGATGACGCGCATGGGCGTGCAGTTCGGAGCTAATCTGGACTGCTCGCCGCGCTCGAGGTGATGCGGTCAAAATGAACGAAGGAATTCATATGAATAGCGAAGTTGAACAGCTGAAGCGTCGACTGGAAGCGATGGAGTCGAAGCAGGATCAGATGCTGGAAGCGCTGCGATCGATTGCTCGCCATACAGAGCGGGCCGCCAAAAGCGCAGAGCTTATGGCGAACTGGGACTATGACGGCCTGCCTAGAGCGCGGGTTACGGCTTGAGGGCGGCACAGGTGATGCGGTCGAAGTAGTCAGTCGAACGTGTGGATGCGCTGTATGGCGATGCCGCGATGGTCGATGACAAAGACCAAGATGCTGCCGCCAATGTGAACCCTGCTTTCGGGCGGCTTGCGCTGCTCGTGCAATCGCTGGCTGCGCATGATTCTGACGATTTCGGCATCGCCTTGCTGCGGCTCGCCAACCAGAGGCGCCGGAGGCTTGTACGCGTGAGTGTCGGTGGCCCGCTGCGGTCGGAAGTCGTCGCCCGATGCGTACTGGACAACCTCAAATGCACCACGACTAGCGGAGTAGCCAAATTGGAAAATCGTGGAAGTGACGATATCTGGATTGGGCCCAGCAGAGGGCTCGCCAAGGCCTGCATGCCGGTCTTCCCAGATTTCAGCGAGGATATCGCTCGCGTGCATCGCTACTTCGTCATGCTCGACGAAGCAGCAGTGGTTGAGCGCGGCAACGAATCGCTCGGCCAGATCAAGCCAGCCAGTGACGGCCACAACAAGGTTTAGATGCGGTACAGCGAAGGCTTTCGAGACGTGATAGCGGAAGCTGCCGTTCGCGTCAGTGCACATCGTGTCTACGGCAACAAGTGCGCCGCCTTGGCCTACATCAAAAACAATCGAGGACACAGCCGCTCTCCCTAGCAAAAGCCTGCACGCTATCACCGCGCCACTACCTGCGAAACTGAGCATCCATCCAGGCTGGATTGGTGTTACAGCCGTTAATTGATACAGTCGGTATCTCTTAATGACCGGTGCGCGTATGGCGGACGACAAAGAACGGCTTATCCTTCATCGCTTACGGCCCGACAAGTCGGAAGACGACGCGGAGTACTTAGAGATTCCTGCTTTTCTCAGGCGACAGACTGGAGAAACAGATGCAGCTTTTGAGGCTTTGACAGCCCAGGCGCATGCTGCAGCGGACGAGATATTCAGGGGAGATCGGGAGCGCTACACTGATCATAGTGAAAAAGACGCTGTCGGATCAGGTAGCGAATCCAAATCCCGCGCAGAAAAGGAGGCGCCAATGAGTGATTCAGTGACGCGGTCCGAGCTTGAAGCGAAACTTGAGGCCATCGAAGCAAGGATGGACAGCCGGATTGCGGCCGTGTCTGGAAAGATTGATGGCTTCCTGGCTGCTCAGGTTGAGCGAGATAAGGCGCAGGCCGAGCGGGACAAGCGTTACGAGTTGCTCGCTGAGCGTGTAACCAAGGCAGCTGAAGGCGCCGAAGACGCAGCCAAACAAGCCGCAACGGTCAAATCGAACTACTGGGCGGCGGTAGGGGTTCAGCTGCTGGCGGTGGTTGCGATCATCGTCGGCGCTTACTTCGCAAATCAGGCGAATGTCCTAGGAGTCATGCAGACGACCATATCTGCCATGCAGGCTGGCAAGGAGCAAGTCCAGCCACCGCCTTCCACGCCACAGCAATAATCAAAGCCCCGCCATCGCGGGGCTTTCTTTTTTAGTGGGCCGGTGCATTCCTGATATGAAGGTGCAAGCAGACTGCTTGCACCGGCAATACAGGGCTGGATTTGCAAGCTGATATGCCGTCAGCGCTTGCAACCTGGCCGGCGCAAAGGAACAAAAGGACATTTCGTTGCCTTTAGACCTGGCGTGCTTAGACTTACTCGGCCGGCTTCTTGCGGGTGCGAGGGATTCGTTTCGAGGCTGGGCGCAGCTTGTCCGTTTCGGTGACCTTGCTCGGGATTTTTTGATGCAGAGACTCTACAGCCAAATCGCGCTGCTCAAGCTGTAGGGATGCGATCTCGCGGGCCCTCTGCTCGATCTCCTGCGCAACTTTGGCTTGCAGGTCGGCCAATATCTCAACCATGCCCGGCATTGCCTTCTCGCGGATCTTATCCAGCCGCGCGGCGCGCTCGGCGGCGCTTTCGGCCGGCGTGAATGTGGATTCAAGGCGGGCGATGATCTCGGCATGCAGAGAGCGTGACCCCTGCTTCGCGGCCTGCTCCAGGCGCTCCCTCAGGTCTGAAGGCATGCGGATTGGGTAGGGGCTGATCGAGTGGCGGTCTGTCATGGGCTGGCTCGGACTAAGTGCGCAGTGAGTATGCGAAAAGAATCAGTTTGACTCAATGAATCCACTTGACTCATTGTCTTGATGAGTTAATATGAGTCCACGGTCGAGAGAAAGGAGGACCTTATGAAGGAAGTACAGCGCGTCAATCCATTTCCGCTTCGGCTTGGACAGCCAGTTCGGGAGCGAGCCAAAGACGAGGCGAGCAAATACCGGCGCAGCCTTAACACTGAGCTGAGCTTGCTTATCGAGGAGGGCTTCAAGTGGCGGGAAATGCAGAGCAGGCAGGCAGTAGCCTGAAACGAAGAAGCCCCGATGAGGTGAGAGTCATCAGGGCTTCGGATAGCGCGATTAATTTGGAGATCAATCACATGTTCGATTCTAGCGTAAACCATGAAGAAAACAATGGCGGAATGAGCTATGAGACGCTCATTCCGGTGCGTATGGGTGAAATCGGCGGTGAAGCTGTGCAGCTGTGCAATGCTCGCGACCTTCATATCTGCCTTGGGGCAGGCTCGCGCTTCAATGACTGGATTGCTCGTCGCATCGCTGAGTATGGCTTTGTTGATGGGCAAGACTTTTACTCAGAAATGAGTAAAAAGGCTGCAGGCCGCAAAGGGCGCGGGTCGGTTGAGTATTCAATCTCTGTTGACATGGCCAAAGAGCTAGCGATGGTGGAGCGCACCGAGGCAGGCCGCCGAATCCGACGCTACTTCATTGCGTGCGAGAAAGCCCTTCGCCAGATCGCCCCCGAGGTTGCTGCTGACTGCCTGCGCAAGGCGCTCAACCCGCAGCAGCAGTTCCAGCTCAAAGAGAAGGTAGACAGCAAGGTGGCTTGCCTGGCAAAGGCTCGCCAGCGCGCCGGCTATCACGAGATCTGGAGCAGCCTGAAGTCTCGGCATCAGGTCGCGCAGTATCGGGACATTCCTCAAGGTGAGTTCGAGGACGCTTGCAGGTACGTAGAGAGCTACGTGTGGGATGGAGAGTGGATCGAGGGTAAGCGTGGCTCGGCTTCGGAAATCGAGTTCAGCTGCAGCATCGAAGACTGGATCGCTCGCAACCCGCAGTGCTTCGGAGTCACAAAGCGCCGCGGTGGCGACCTTGGCGTTACCGTTGGCGACCTCGTGCTGAGCAAAGACTCGCCGTGCCTGGAGTTGCTCGACAAGATGCACAACGCTGGGTATCAGGTCGAGGGCGCCTTCTACGAGTTCCGATCCTACCAGAACCTGATGCGCCAAATGGACTACCTGATGAAGGCAGCGGGTGGCGCGATCAGTCAGGCGCTCGGGACGCTTGAGCGCGGCCGGATGAAGCCTCAGGAGTACGCTGGCGTACAGGCGGTGGCAGCATGAGCGATCTCATCACCGTTCCGTTCCATGGCGCCAACCTAATGCTTGTAGAGATTGAGGGTCAGCCATTCGTGCCAATGAAGCCGGTTGTCGAAGGCATTGGCCTGGATTGGGGCGGCCAATACAAGAAGCTGACGGCAAACGAACAGCGCTGGGGTGTTTCCGTAAAGGAGATACCTTCAGCGGGCGGGGCTCAAGCTGTCGTTTGCTTGCCCCTGCGAAAGCTCGCCGGATGGCTATCGACGGTCCAGCCTGCACGGGTTAAGGATGAGCAAGTGCGGAAAAAGATCGTCGAGTATCAGGATGAATGCGACGACGCGCTTTGGCAGTACTGGAATCAGGGCCGCTCAGTAAACCCGCGAGCGCAGGCCCCTGCCGTGAATGACGCGGCGGTTGAATTCAGTAAGCTCGCGCTGGCGCATCTTCCAAACCTCGGAGAAAACAGCAAGCAGGCTCTACTGAGCCATATCTCGGAGCTGGCTTTTGGGCAGCGGCTGATTCCGCTGCCAAGGGTTGAGGAGCATCTGATGCCGGCCGGCGAGGTTGGGCAGTTGCTCGGCGTGTCAGCCAACAAAATCGGCAGGCTCGCCAATGCGAACGGCCTGAAGGTGGCGCCCTACGGTGAGTTCCGCCTCGACAAGGCCCGGCACAGCTCGAAGCAGGTCGAGAGCTTCCACTACAGCAGCGCAGGCGTTGAGCGGTTGCGAGAACTGTTGAGCGTGAAAGCCGTCGCGTAGCACCGCACTGCCAATTCCAGAACCCAGCCCAGGCTGGGTTTCTGCGCTGGCCATCTGCTACATTGGCCCTTTCTGACAGGGAGGGGTGGGGATGTTCAGAGTAATCGTTTCGCTCGCGGCAGTGGCAATGCTTGCAGGTTGCACTACGCATTTGAAGCCTGAGTCAAATCTGCAGCCGGGTTTCAGGACGCCGATTCAGGGCGCTACAGTGCAAGTAGTGGCTGATCCGACATTCCAGTCTCTGGTTATCAAGCAGAGGCCATCATTTGGAACGTCTTGGAAAGCTCACACGTTTGTCGTGCCGGTCGGACGCCCGGTTATGCAGTCGATTGCTAGCCAAACCAGAGCAATTGTCCCAGCTGCGCGTATTGGGGACCGTGATGATGGGATGAAAACCGACGTTATGGTCGCCCCTCGCTCACTGACTCTGTCGTTTGGCGTTGATGATGCGAAGGCTACTGGCTTAATAGGTGCGCTAGGAGTACTAGGTGCTGGCACAAAGGCCGAAATCATAGCGACCGCGACATTAACGTCAGAAATTCGAAGTGGCCAGTCTGCGAAGGCAGTGACTGTCACCGGCGAGTCGTCCAAAACAGTGATCTATCTCGGTATTTCGACAGATGACTTGAGTGAGGCTATTGGCGCTGCCCTGGATGATGCCGCTGCCAAGCTGGTAGCGTCGGTAGAGACTGATCTGCGCAATAGCGTGCGGCCTTAATGAAGAACCAGATGCGCGCAATAGCGTTGGTTGTACTTGCACTTGTTTTGGCCGGATGCTCTGCAGGCGCCGATGAAGGCCCATGGGATGGCCCATTCGGAACGAAACAGGGTATTAGCCCGGAACAGCTATCGAAGCACGCTAAGCTCACCGAGGAGAAATCGGCGGACAAAAACATCCGGGGCCTGACATCCATGCAGGCGCCTTTGCAGTCTGCCTCATTTCAGGAATACACCTACAAATTCGGAGACGTAGCAGGCTTATGCAGTGCAGCAGGCTTGATCGCGGAGGGTGAAGGGGGCGGGGTTTTGCGAGACGCCGCGGATCGTTTTGGCGCGCCGAAAACTTCCGACGAAACCATTACGTGGACAGCAGAGACGCATGTTCTTGACGGAGGGATACGATCCATACAGCTCCTGCTTTCTGGAGACGAACCTCGCGTCATCATTTATGAGTTTATAGCCAGCGAAGACTGCCATTGATTGGCATCCCGCCGAGTTAGCTAGCTACTTCAATACAACCGCCTCCGGGCGGTTTTTTTATGCCTGGAGAAAAGTAATGACCGAAACAGCACGGCTGGTAATTGCGGTCGATAGCACTCAGGTCAGCCGCGCTGACTCCGCTTTGCAGAAGTTCGGCAACACAACTTCTGTAGTCGAGCGGCAGGCAGACACGCTAAGCAGCACGGTTTCCCGTTTGGCTGGCCCCCTGGCTGCGCTGACAGCGGGCGTGAGCATCAAGGGCCTGATCGACATCTCGGACAACTACGGTCAGATGGCTGACCGTATCAAGATGGCGACGGACTCGACGCAAGAGTACGTTATGGTCCAAGACCGGCTACTACAGTCGGCAAACAAGACCTACCGCCCGCTCGTTGAGGCACAAGAGCTTTACATTCGGACCGCTGACGCGATCCGTTCGCTTGGCTACGAAACGTCCGACGCGCTCGACATCACCGACAGCTTCAGCTACTTGCTCGTTACCAACGCTGCGTCTGCCGACCGGGCATCGTCTGCGATCAATGCCTACTCCAAGGCGATCCAGACCGGCAAGGTGGACTCTGAGAGCTGGCAGTCGCTGCTGGCTGCCATGCCGTCAGTGGTCGAAACGCTGGCGAGTGAGCTGGGCAAGTCCTCGAACGAAATCCGCGAACTGGGCATCACCGGCAAGCTGGCTCTGGCCGACCTGAACGAAGGCCTGCGTCGCTCCGTTGAGGAAAACCAGCGGCTTGCCGATGGCATGGGCACGACGCTCAATGACGCCATTATCCGTGCGAGCAACAACTGGTCAGCCTACCTAGGGGAAAGCGAGAAGGTCACAGGCGCCTCTCGCCTGATGTCCGGCGCGCTGGATACCGTTTCGGAAAACCTCTCTACGGTGGCCAGCATCGCGTCAGGCGTTGCTGTTGCTGGCGTCACTCGCTACTCCGTTGCGCTTGCTCAGAACACCAGCGCCGCGGTGCTCAACTATCGCGCCAAGCAAGTCCAAGCTGCTGAGGAGCTGAAAGCTGCACAGGCGCAGGCCGCTAGCACGGCCGCAGCGCTTGCCCAGGCCCGTGCGAATGTTGGCCTAGTCGGCAGCATTGGCAGCGTCACGGCAGCTACCGCAGCGCACGAAGCGGCCCAGAAGCGACTGGCTGTAGCGCAGGCTGCGACCATGGGCGTTGGACGGTCAATGCTTGGGCTTATGGGTGGGCCAGTCGGCCTTGTCGCTACCGTTGGCCTCACTGCGCTTTCCTTCGTTGAGTTCGGCGACAAGGCAAAGGGCGGGATGGACAAAGCCGCTAATGCCACAGAACAGGCGGCGATGCGCATCCGGAACGCAACCCGCAATTTACTCCCGGGCGATATCGGAACACTGAGTTATGACGCGCTGCAGGAGCAGGTTGCCAAGGTAGAGAGCCAGTTAGCGTCAGCCCGGGGCGAGCTTGAGCGGCTGCAGGCTGGTTTCGATGCTGGGAACATCAGTGAGCAGTGGCTCGACAAGCCGCGCGAGAAGGTGGCAGCGCTTGAGGGGGCACTCTCAAAACTAAAGGGCGAAATGGATGGTGTCCGCTTTGCCAGCGACACGGCAGGCGAGTCGTATGCCAACAATCTTGAGCGGCAGGCTGTTCTGGTTGGAAAGGTGACCGAAGAGCAGCGTCTGCGCGCCATGGTCGAAGCAGGCTACATCAAGCTGAGCGAGAAAGATCTGGCGTTAGCGATTGAGCGCGCAAAGCGAATCGACGCTGTCACAGCTTCGCTAAAAGGCTCGACTAGCGGAGTAAATGAGCAAGCCAACGCCTACCAAGCCCTGTACGACCGGCTCTATCCGGCAGAGGCGGCTCAGCGTCGATACACGGAGGAGGTAGACCGTCTCAAGACTGTTCTGAAGGGCAACGAACTGGCCGATGCCATTGCCCGCCTGAACGCCGAAATGCTTGAGCCCGGCGCCGACGCCACCGGCCCGGCCGATGCCATCGAGGAGTATCGCAAGGAGCTCGAGCGACTCGAAGACAAGATCAACCCGGCCGGCAAGGCAGCGAAGGACTTTGCGGCTGAGCAGAAACGCCTTCGCGAAGAAATCGAGCGCACAGGCGACCCGACCGGTAAATGGACTCAGCTGCTTCAGGAGAATGAGCGCCAGTTCGAGCAGAACACCCGCGCCACCTCCGACTGGGCCAAGTGGACCGAAGGCGCGCTAGACCGGGTTGACGGGGCATTCGCTGATGCCTGGCGCAACATCGGTGACGGGTTCAGTTCGTTTCGCGACTCGCTGACCAGTGCGTTCAAGCAGATGCTGGCCGAACTGGCTCACATGGCCATCACCCGGCCGATTGTGATGCAGATCGGCGCGGCGCTGGGGATTGGCGGGGGCACTGGGCAGGCCGTGAGCATGCTCGGCGGTTCGGCAGGCTCGGGCGGCGGCATGGGGATCGGCAGCCTTCTGCAATATGGTCAAACCGCGTACAGCGCCATAACAGGCGTTGGCCCTGCAGCGCTGGCTGGCTGGCAGTCTGGCGGCCTCATGGGTGGCATCCAGGGCGTCGGCGGTTACTACGGCGGCGCACTCTCCGGCATCAATGCCGGCGCTGGGCAGGTCATCGGGACGCTGCTCAACGGCGGCGGCATGACCTATGCCCCGCTGAGCTATCAGCTCTCGTCGGGCGCGCTGAACGGCGCAATCGGTGGGCTTGCTGGCATCGGCGGCGCGCTCTATGGGTACAGTCAGGCGGGGCTCAAAGGCGCAGCAACTGGCGGGCTTGGCGCCTGGGGTGGCGCCACGCTGGGCAATATCCTGCTGCCGGGCATTGGCGGGATCATCGGCGGGGCGCTCGGCAGTGCTCTGGGCGGCTCTCTGTTCGGGGGTGACTGGGAGACGAAGGACGTCGGACTGGCGTTCAGCGTGGAAAATGGCGATTTCCTCGGCCAGCAGTACGAATACCAGAAGAAAAAGGGCGGGCTGTTCAGTTCGAACAAAAAGCGCACGCGGTTCAGTGCGCTGGACGATGAAACTGCCGCCAGGTTCCAGTCGGTATATGACGCTACGGAGGATACGGTCGCCGGCCTGTTCGAGTCGCTGAGCTACAGCGTGGAAGAGGCGTCACTCGCAGGCCTGCAACTCGCGCGCACCAAAATCAGCACCAAGGGCAAAACCGAGGAGCAGATTCAGGAGGCAATCGCTGAATGGTTCGGCTCCGCTGCCGATGCCATGACGGCGGAGCTGAACAAGGTGTTCAACACCGGTCTTGACCTCGACTTTGAGGGCATGCAGGCCTTCGTCGGCAACCTGCAGGGCGTCAACGAGGTGCTGCGCTATCTCGACGTTGAGATGTACGACGCGAGCGTGGCAGGCGGCAAGCTGGCAGAGGCGCTGTCTGCGGCGGCTGGCGGGCTTGAGGCGCTGGCCACCAACTCGCAGACCTACTACGCCGGGTTTTTCACCGATGCGGAGAAGGTCGAGGATACGATCGACTCCATCACGCGGGCTTTCGAGTCCGCCGACGTGGAGCTGGCGGCATCCCGTGAGGCCTACCGGGCCATGGTCGAGGATATCGACCTGACCACGGAAGCTGGGCAGGAAATGTTCGCCACGCTGATGGCGCTGTCTGGTCAGGCTGCGCAGTATTTCAGCATCGTTGAACAGCAGGCCGCGCAGGCAACAGCGGCTGCAAATGCGGCACTGTTTGGCGCTGTCGATACTGCATACGCAGCCCTTCAGCGGTCAATCGCAGCCCAGCAACAGGAGATCCAACAGGCGGCGAGCGTCACCTCCACGAATATCAACGCCCTGACCGGCGTGAGTAATTCGCTTGATGCAGCGCTCAAGCGGTTGCGCGGCACCTCGGACGACGCCGTGCGGTCACTCCGCGCTCAAGCAGTGATGACGCTCAACAGTGCGCTGGTACAGGCGCGGTCGGGGCAGTCGCTGGCTGGGTTCGCGGGGCTACAGGACGCCCTCGATGTCGCCTCGCAGATGGACACGGCGCTGTATAGCTCGCTGACTGACTTCGAGCGGGAGCAGGGTCGCACCGCGAACCTGATTGCCGAGCTTGAGAAAGTCAACGGCAAGCAGCTGACGGCCGAGCAGCAGATGCTCAAGCAGTACGAGTCTCAGTTATCGAAGCTCGATCAGCAGCTTGCTTTCGCCCAATCCCAGCTCGACGCGCTCAATGGCATCGACAACTCCATCATGGGCGTGGCGGCAGCAATTGCCGCAATGAACGCCTCCGTGGTTGCCGCTCTCGGGGCGATGCCGAAGGGCGCCGCGCAGGCCAACACGCCGCAGAACAACGGTGCAATCGTCTCGACGCTCTACAACGACCTCTTTGGGCGCACTGCGTCGGCTGAAGAGGTCGCGTATTGGTCTGGTCGGCTGGGCTCGGGGAATCTCGAATACTCCGATATCGCGGCGAACATGAAGCAGTGGGCGAGCGCGGCAGACAAGGAGGCCATGAAGCAGCGCGGCATTCCGGGCTTTGCCTCGGGAGGGTTCACCGGCTACGGCGACAAGTGGGACCCGGCCGGCATCGTCCACAAGGGCGAGGTTGTCTGGTCGCAGTCCGACATTGCCAAGTGGGGCGGCGTTGGCACAGTCGAGGCCTTGCGCAAGGGCGGCCCCGAACTAGAAGTCACCGGCCCGTCGCGCATCTACAACGCCAGCCAGACGGCAGCGATGCTGGGAGGCGCGGGCTCGACCGAGGAACTGCGCGCCCTGCGTGGCGAGGTGGCCGGGCTGCGCTCTGCATTGGGCGCCATCGCCAAATACACCGAGAGCACCGCCTATGGCGTCCGCCAGATGAATGAAATCGGTCTACCACAAGGGGAGGCGGCATGAGAGTAGTGCGGCCGGCGTCCGTGACGCCAACAACGCTGCTCAGCAGCAATGTCGCGCTTGATGACGCGCCCGCATGGGCGGCTGGGACGTACAGCACGGGTCAAACCGTGCTGCACAACCTGCACGTTTACGAGAGTGTGGCAGATAGCAACACGCTAGAGCCAGGCACCGAGACCACGACGCCGCTCAAATGGATAGACCTCGGTGCCTGCAACCGCTGGCGCATGTTCGACAAACGCGCAGGCACGAAATGGCTGATCGGCAAATACACAACCAACGCTGAATCCATCGACCTGACGATCCGGCCGGGCCAGGTGGTTAACGCCATCGGCCTCGTCGGCGTGGCCGGGACTAGCGTTCGCGTCGTGATGACAGCGCCAGGGGAGGGCGCCGTCTACGACAAGACCGTCCAGATGGCCGATACCGGCGTGATGAGCTGGTACGACTACTGGTTCGCCCCGTTCGAGCGGCGCGACAACGTGGCCATGTTTGACATGCCGGCCTACGGCAACGCGGACGTGCAGGTCATCGTCTCGGCGCCGGGCGGAACCGCTCGCGTCGGAACACTGGTTCTCGGCAGCGCGCTCGAAATCGGAATGGCCGTCTACGGCACCGGCCTCGGGCTGGTCAGCTACACGCGCACCGACGAGGACGATTTCGGCAACGTCACCCTGACGCCGCGCGGCTCCCGTCGCACGGTCGATTTCGATCTCCGTATTCCCACAGAGCAGATCGGTACAGCCATGCGAACGCTGGAAAAGCTGCGTGACGTGCCGTCCCTCTACGTCGGCGATGCCGGCATGGACACCACCATCATCGTTGGGCGCTTCGAGCGTCTGGCGACCGTTATCGCCAATCCCGCGCTCTGCGACATGACCCTAGAGGTTAGGAGTTTCCAATGACAGTACCAGTTATCACGCCGCTACCGCCTGCGCCCACGCGGGCTGATGCGACGAGCGATTTCACGGCCAAAGCGGACGCCTTCGTTGCAGCACAGGTCGGGATGGTTGCCGAGCTAAACACACAGGCCGAGTTCAATAACCAACGCGCCATCGACGCCGACGCCAGCGCCCAGGCAGCTGCAGCCAGTGAGGCAGAAGTCGAGGCAGATCGCGCAGAGGTTGCCGCCAATACCGCGACCGTCGCCAGCAACACCGCAACCGTGGTCGCCCGCGCCAATGAGGTAGCCGCCAACACTCTACAGGTTGCCGCCGACACTCAGCAGGTTGCCGAGGATAAAGCGGCAGTAGATGCGGCGCTGGCATCCGTGGCGGGAGGGCCAGTAATTAGCATCAACGGGAAAACCGGAGTAGTCACCCTGGCTCAGGTCAGCCTCGACGGCCCCAGTTCGCTCACAATCACGCAGTCTGCCGAGTACACAATCACCGATTTCGACGTGTTTACCGATTATGCGGTGCAGATAAGCGCAGGAACTGTCAGCATCTCAGGAGGCGTCATCAGCGTTACAGCGCCTGGCGATGCGGGCAGCGTGACCCTTACCGTCTTCACGGGTGGCGATCAGCGCAATATCGAGCTTGAGATACTGCCGAACCGTCCAGCAGCGCCAGCGATCACATCGCCTGTGGCGACCGGCGTCATGGACAATCCGACGATATCGACCGGCGCTTTCTCGCTGATCGTCCCGAACGCTGACACCCATGCTGCGACGGACTGGGAGATCTGGACAGGGGCACGGCGTACCGGGGAGCTTGTCTGGTCATCGCTGGATAACACGATCAACAAACTGAGCATCACACTCCCACAGGGCACGCTGTCGGAATCGACCGATTACTACCTGGCAGTCCGGCACATCGGCGCGACGTTTGGCGCGGGCGAGTGGGCAGAGCTGGCGTTTCGTACGGCTGATCAGTTCCTGCCGACAGTCATCGGCCAGGCGTTCGGCGGTGGGTTCTACGCCGGAAAGGTGCAGCAGAGTGACGGTGTGTATCTGGTCATCGTCGCACCCAAGGCGTCAGAGACGACGCTGGCATGGAAGGCTTCGCAGACCGCAACGGCGGGCACTGCAAGCCTCAATGATGGTTTGGCCAACAGCAACGCCATGAACAACGCGACGCACCCGGCAGCTCAATATTGTCGCGCATATAACGGCGGCGGATTCAGTGATTGGTATCTGCCGGCCAAAGATGAGCTTGAGGTCTGCTATCGAAACCTAAAGCCGGACGCTACGGCGAACAGCACGACTCACGGGGCGAATACCAACAGCGTGCCCGTAGGTGCTAACTACACCGCAGGAAGACCGGCCCAAACATCTGCCGCAGTGTTCAAGACAGGCGGTGCCGAGGCATTCACGGTGCCGACGTACTACTGGACCTCGACTGAGTACGCCGCCGACGCCGCCTGGCGGCAGCGGTTCAGCGACGGTAGCCAGTACGACGCCAACGGCTACAAGAACGCCACGACCTGGGTGCGGCCAGTCCGCAGGGTCAAAATTTAATATTTAGTAATTTGTCCGCGCCTTTGCGCCTACTGGAGTTCTCCGATGCGCTACCTGAAATACACCTATGTTGATGCTGTAACGGGTGTCCCTGTTACGCAGGAGCCTGTACGCAGCGGACCTGTTCCGCCCGATGTTGATGGCCTGGAGTTCACTTTTGCGTTGGAGTCCGAGTACCCGACGCTAACGCCTGCGCTGTATGGCACCTGCCCCGAAGAATCGGTGATAGACCTGCCGGGTGTGCTGGCTGAGCTATCCGAGACGGAGTATCAGGCGGCGCTAGAGGCAGAGATGGCTGCGCGTCGTCAGCGACTTATCCAGCAGATCGCCGCCCGCCGCTGGCAGGCCGAGGTAGCCGGTATCGACGTTGGCGGCATGCACATCGACACCGGCCGCGACAGTCAGGCACTCATCACTGGCGCAACGGTACAGGCGATGCTTGACCCGAACTACTCGCTGCGCTGGAAGACCGTTGCCGGTTTCGTTGACCTGACGGCCGAGCAGATCATCGGCGTGGCCACGGCGGCGCGGGCACATGTGCAGGCTTGCTTTAGCCGAGAGGCCGAACTGCTCGACGCACTGGCGGCTGGCACGTTCACGCCCGAAATGCTCGAGCAAGGCTGGCCGTAAACCATCCGCGACACACAGACCCGCTTCTGCGGGTTTTTTATTGCCTGGAGAAAAGTATGACCCTCGGATCAAAGCAGCGGCAGTTCGCCCGCATGATCGGCCAGCTGATCGAATTCGCCTATGCCAACGGCTATGAGCTGACCTTTGGCGATGCCTACCGTGACCCGCGCGTGCATGGCGCTGTAGGGGAGAAGAAGTCCTATAGCTCGGCGGTTTCGCTGCACAAGGAGCGGCTGGCTGTCGATTTCAACCTGTTCAAAGGCGGCAAGTACATGACCGCAAGCGAGGACTACCGGGAGCTTGGCGAGTTTTGGGAATCCATAGGCGGTACATGGGGTGGAAGATTCTCATCGCCGGACGGAAATCACTTCTCCCTCGAGCATGGTGGCCGGAAATGATTCGCCTGATCGCTATTGCCTGCCTGCTGCTCACCCTCCAAGGCTGCGCCGCCTCGCTCGCGTCCTACTACTGCGGCAAGCCTGTAGCAGACCGTGCGGCCTATCGTGCCGTGATGGACACCCGGACGGCCCCGCATCGCGTGAGGGTCGAATGCTATGAGTGAGCAAGCATGGTTCTCCGGTGCGCTCGACCTTCGCGCGTACAAGCCGGGCGAGTGGGTGCTACTGGAGCCGTTCCGCTATCACGCCCGCGACGGTCGGGAGTTCACTGTGCCGCGCTGGTTCATCACTGATCTGGCGTCGATTCCCTGGCTTGTGGATCCGCTGTTTGACGGCCTGGATCATCGAGCGGCCGGTGTCATTCACGATTTTTGCTACTGCGCTCAGCAGGTCAGCCGAGCCGAAGCCGACGAGTTGTTCCGCGAGATGCTGGAAACCCTCGGCGTTGGAGTCATCAAGCGGAACCTGATGTACTCCGGGCTGCGCGTGGGCGGCTGGTATCGGTACAACCAGTGCAAAGGCGGGCCGAAAGGCGAGGACTTCGCCTGGGAGTTCATGTCCGCAGCCGAGCGTGAGGCGTACCGGATCAGGTTTATCGAGAAGGGGGATTGGGTTGCCCGGACGGGCTAGGACGGTAGACCGGGACTCCGGCCTCCTGTGCTGCGGTGATCATGTCGAGCGTGCCGCGTCCGCCTGGGAATGCGACCACGCCGTCTGGCTTGAGGGTGAGCATGTAGCGATTGCGGAGAGGTCCGGCACGCTTGCCGTACTTCTCCCATTCGGCCCGGCATCGGGTCAGCTTCACGTCGCGGTTCAGTGCCCATTCGCGAGCCCAGCGATCAGCCCCGGGTGCTTCGCCCTGGATGATCTCGCTGATGCCTCGAGTGAGCAGGATGTGGTCGAGCACTTCGAAAACGCGGGCGCGGTCGGCGTAGTCGCGGCCTCCGCAGACGATGATTCGGACGGGCAT